GTAATGAGATTTACCAATATACTGACGAGAATACAACTGCAATCTGTACTCTTTCATCTATGGTGTTAAAAAACTATGTAAAAGATGGTGAGTTTGATTTCCAAGGGTTATATGAAGAGACACGTAAGGTTGTAAGAGCGTTGAACAAAGTTGTTAACATCAATAACTACTCAACTGAAAAGGGACGTAAGGGTGGATTGGAACAAAGAGCAATTGCTATTGGAACACAAGGACTTGCGGATGTATTCTACTTGATGGACTACATATTCACATCTGAAGAGGCTCGTAAGTTGAATAAAGAGATTTTTGAAACAATCTATTTCGCAGCAATCACTGAAAGTAACAGATTGTGTATGGATGGTAAGTATGAACCATACGCTCACTTTGAAGGGTCACCAATGTCACAAGGAGTATTCCAATTTGATATGTGGGGATTGAAAGAAGATGAGTTATCATCAAGATGGCCTTGGGGAATTCTTAAACAGAATGTTAGTAAGTATGGAGTTTGTAACTCATTATTCACGGCTCAAATGCCTGTGGCGTCTTCAGCAAAGATTACAGGTTCATATGAAATGACAGAACCAGCTCACTCAGCAATCTTTAACAGACGTGTAGTCGGTGGAGAGATTATGATTGTTAACAAGTATTTGATTAGTGATTTTGAAAAGATTGGAATTTGGTCTGAAGATTTGAAGAATGAAATCATTATTAACGAAGGGTCAATTCAAAATATTAACTTCAACAATTACCTTGATTTGGAAGATAAAAAATACAACTCAAAGGTTAAAAGAATTGAACATTTGATTAATAAGTATAAAACAATTTGGGAAATCTCACAAAAGGCATTGATTGAAATGGCGGCAGATAGAGCACCATTTATTGACCAATCACAATCAATGAACATCTATATGGGTAACCCAACGTTGTCAAAGATTTCATCATCACATTTCTATGGATGGGAAAAGGGATTAAAAACACTTTGTTATTACGTTAGAACAAAGGCAATCTCAACAGGAGCGAAACACTTGGCAGTTGATATTTCAAAAATTAACAAACCAAAACCAACTCCTGAACCACCAAAGGTAGATTACAGTTATATGAACTTACCACCAAAACCTGAGAATAGTGATTTTGATTGTTTTGGTTGTTCATCTTAAACTTTTAAAACATCCGATGTGTTATCCCGAGCTAGGTCGGGATTTTTTTTGTTTATAAACTATTTATCGGTATGTCTAATATTATTAAGGAAGAAATTGAAAAAATAAGAAAAATGATGCTTTTGGAAGAATTAGTCCAAGATGATGGTGCTAAGAAACTAAAACAAACTTTAGACATTTTAAAAAACAAGAAAAAAGTTTTATTGTTAAGTTGTTCAAATAGGTTTAATTGGGACCCTAAACAAATTGATGTTCCTAAATCAAAACTAATCGCTATGTACCTGAATGAAGAACTTGGGGATAAATCAGTTTTTATGGATGTTTCAGAACTCAAGATTTTTCCTTGTGAAGGTAATGTGTCAAGAAAAGAAGGTAATAGTTGTGGTATCTTAAAATCTTTACTTAAAGATGATAAAAAAAACCCTTCAGGACATCACAGATGTTGGGCAAGTTTAAATAATAAAACTGACGAACTATGGAAAGTTTCTAAAGAACTTTTTGAGTCTGATGCAGTAATATTCTTTAGTTCGGTAAGGTGGGGACAGGCTAACATGTTCTATCAAAATCTTATAGAAAGATTGAATTGGATTGAAAGTAGACACACTACTTTAGGTGAAAAGAATATAGTCGAAGGTATTGAGACAGGTTTTATTTGTGTTGGTCAAAACTGGAATGGTGAGAATGTTACCGAAACCCAAATGGAAGTTCATAAATTCTATGGATTTGAACCAAACAAGGAACTATATTGGAATTGGCAATATACAACAGATTCTAATGACGAAAGTAAATCTTCTTACAAAAAGTCCCACAAAAAATTCATTGACGATATGGGATTATGAGGTTGGGTATTATAAGTACAACTCAAAAGAAAAACCAATTGTTGATTGTTTGAGTTATTATCCCATCAATGATTACATAACTGAATATTTGTTAAAACAAGAATTTGTGGAATTTGAATACGATAATGGAATACCGAAAACTATTAATGGTAAAATTGTGGTATTAATTTAATCCTTAGATAGGTATTTTTTTTATTTTATACGCTATTTAGTTAAAATATCGCGACATTATATTTATATCATATGGCAAATGGTATAACATACGGTATAAATTTTCCTTTTTTAGATTCTAAAACTGGTAAATACCTTTCCTTATCTGAAACTACAAATGATGAGATAAGAAGTAATTTGATTCATTTGCTTTTAACTAGAAAAGGAAGTAGATATTTTTTACCTGATTTTGGAACACGTATTTATGAATTTATATTTGAACCATTAGACGGACCAACATTTAATGATATTGAATCAGACATTAAAGACTCCGTTGAGAAATACATACCTAATTTACTAATTAATAGTATATCAATAACCCCTTTAGTTGAGTTAGAAGAGGACCCAATTGCTGCAAACACAAATCCTGATTTGGACCCAAGAGTTTATCTTTTACCTGGTAGAGGGACTAAAGAGTATACTGCTAAGGTTAAAGTTGAATACACAATAACAAACGATGTTTTTAACTCTAAAGACTTTGTAATCATCAATATATAAAATGGCAAAACAAATATCATATACTGTAAGGGACTTTCAAAATATTCGTAGTGAACTTATTAATTACGTAAAAAGTTATTATCCTGAATTAATTCAAAACGCAAATGACGCTTCGGTGTTTTCTGTATTTTTGGATATGAACGCGGCGGTTGCCGATAACTTAAATTATAACATAGACAGAGCGTTACAAGAAACTGTATTACAATACGCTCAACAACGTTCTTCAATATATAACATTGCAAGAACTTATGGTTTAAAGATTCCGGGATTAAGACCCTCAGTTGCAATTTGTGATTTTAGTATAACGGTACCAGCATTTGGGGACCAACCTGATAATACGTATTGTGGTAAGTTAAGAAGAGGTTCACAATTTGTTGGGGCGGGACAGGTTTTTGAAAACATATATGACATTGACTTCGCATCGGCATTTAGTAACGATGGAGTAACCCCAAGATTAGTAATACCAAATAGAGACTCTAACAACAATTTAATAAATTATACCATTATTAAAAGAGAACCGGTTGTTAATGGGATAACGAAAGTGTTTAGAAGGGTAATTAATACTAATGACTCCAGACCTTTCTTTGAATTATTCTTACCTGAAAAAAATGTAATAGGTGTGACTAGTGTTATTGTTAAACCTGGTACCAATTATGCTAATGTACCCTCGGCTCAAGAATTTCTATCTGCTAATAATAGATGGTACGAAGTTGACGCTTTGGCACAGGATAGAATTTTTATTGAGGACCCAACAAGGTCATCAGATAACCCTGGGTTAAAAGTTGGTAGATACGTTCAGACAAATAATAGATTTATCACTGAATATACACCTGAAGGATTTTTAAAAATGACTTTTGGTGGTGGTAGTCAATCAACGGATGAAATTTTACGAGATTTCGCTAGAAGCGGTCAACCTTTGGATTTATCTAAATATCAAAATAATTACTCACTCGGGTCAACAATACCTGTTAATAGTACTTTATTTGTACAATACAGAATTGGAGGTGGTTTAGGTACTAATTTGGGTGTAAATGTTATTAACCAAATCGGACAAGTTAACTTTGAAGTTAACGGTGCGTCTCAGACTATTAATACTTCGGTAATAAGTTCTTTAAATTGTACTAATCCTTTCCCAGCTATCGGAGGTGCTAACTTACCGACAGTTGAAGAGGTTAGAAATTTAGTTGGATTTAATTTCTCTTCTCAGAATAGAGCGGTTACAATAAATGATTACGAGTCAATTTTAAGAAAAATGCCTTCTCAATTTGGTGCACCAGCTAAAGTTGCGATACTTGAGAGTGATAACAAAATTAATGTCACATTATTAACTTATGATAGTTTAGGTAATTTAAGTGATGTTGTCTCACAAACTTTATTGGATAATGTGGCATCTTACTTATCAAACTACAGAATGATTAATGATTATGTTGTAGTAGGGGCTGCGAATGTTATTGATTTATCTTTTGACATATCAATAGTTTTGGATTCAAGCCAAAACCAAGGAGTTGTAATTACCGATGTGATAAACACAGTTACAAACTTCATGGAACCCACCAACAGAGAAATGGGGCAACCATTATATGTTTCAGAAATTAAAAGACTCATACAATCATTAAACGGAGTATTATCGGTATCCAATGTCTCAGTCTTTAATAAAGTAGGTGGATTATATTCATCATCTGAAACATCACAAAGTTATTCAAATGATGTTACTAAACAAATAAGTTTGGTTAATGATACAGTATATTCTGAACCAAATCAGATATTCCAAGTAAGATATCCTAATGTTGATATATTGGTTAGGACTATCAATTCTCAAACTGTGAATATTTCATAGTAAAATTAGACGAGCATTTATTTTTTCAAAATAGTGAATAAACTATTTATAAAAAAAAACAATGCCGAAATCTTTTAGAATACGAACAAACCTTAACGAAGATAGAAATTTACAAGTTAAATTAGAACAAAATTTTGATACGCTTGAAGTATTATCGTTAACTGTCACTCCTGATGAAATATACACGAGGAATTGTTCTGATTTTGGAGTTGTTTGTGGTCGTGTATTTGCCAATAATGGATTTGGTATCCCTAATGCAAAAGTTTCTATTTTCATACCCTTAGAGGAGGAAGATTTATACAATGATATTATATCTACGTTATATCCATATAAAACTTTACAAGATGTAAATGATGATGGATATAGATATAACCTTTTACCGTACACATCTTCACATAGCGGACACGTACCTGTTGGTACTTTTCCTGATAGAAGTGACGTTTTAATTGATAAAAATGTAATTGAAGTTTATGACAAATATTATAAGTTTACAGTTCAAACGAATGATTCAGGTGACTATATGATATTTGGTGTTCCTGTTGGGAACCATGAATTATTCATGCAGGTTGACCTATCTGATATTGGACCATTCTCACAAACCCCCCAAGATTTGATTAGAATGGGTAGGGCTATTGAGTCTCAGGTTGATGGAGATTTATTTAAAACATCAACTAATTTTGATGAGTTACCTCAAATTGTAAGTTTAAGAAGAACTATAACTGTTTCACCTTTTTTCGGAGAAGCTGAAATTTGTAACTACAATATCTACAGGTCAGATTTTGATTTAACTAACGAAGCAGCAATTAAGATTGAACCTACTTCAGTTTTTATGGGGTCAATGTTTTCAACTAATGATACTCAAAAAATCGGATACTCAAAATTTTTAGGTATTGTAGGTCAAAACAAATGTAAAAGTTCGGTTAAAATGGGTAATCTATGTGATTTAATCCCTGGTCCTGGAAGTATTGAATCAATTAGACAAACTGAATTATTGGATGAAAATGGGTTACCGATTATTGAGGAATTTAAATTGGATAATGGAGGTAAAGTAATTGACGAGAATGGAGTTTGGGTGACAGAAGTCCCGATGAACTTAGACTATGTTTATACTGATGAATATGGTAACCAAAAAATTAGTTATAATCCTAATATAGGAATACCTACGAGAGGAAAATATAGATTTAAAGTTAAGTGGCAACAGTCCACAAAACTTTCTGAAGAGATTAAAAGAGCGTATTACTTAGTTCCTAATATTAAAGAATATGGGTGGTATGATGAAACTGAGGACCCAATTAAGAAAACATATTCTGAAACTGAAAGTACACAACAATTAAGTGTTGGTGTGACAACTTGGTCTAAAAGTGTTAGTAGTGCGGTTATTGTTAGAATTTTATCTGTTAAAAATGTTACTAACTATAAGATTTTAAATAATGGTATGGTTTACTACGGTAAGAATTTAAGACCGTCAAATTTTCCATATCAATTCACATTTGAAGTTGAGGATGTCAATGAACCAATAATAATTAATTACATTACTATACCATTACAGAAGTTTTTAGCTGAGGGTTCTTACGCATTTAGTTTAGATTGGAATGATTATGCAAATTACCAAGATGCAATAGATTGTAAGGATACTTTTTATGATATGTCTTACAATAAAGTTTATACTGTGAGTAATTTAATTGATAGGTTCCAAACTAGTAGATTTGTGTGGAATACTACTCAAATAAAATATATTCAAGACAGTACTTGTGAGGGTAACTATAATAAGTTTCCAACTAACGATTCACATTTCCGATTAAATTTTCTTTGGTTCTTTGTGTCTTTTGTTGTGTCTGTTTTACCGTATTTATTATTTGCGATTGTTGCCGTTGTACATGTCTTGGCTTGGGTCTATGATAATATATTGCCTGTTATTGATAATATTATTAATAGAATACGAGAGACAATAGTAAAAATTTGTAATAAAATAAATCAATTTGTACCAAATTGGGTTGGTACTATTAATTGTCCTGATTGGGAACCAATAGATAGACCCGATAACCCTTTTTTAAATATTGGATTACCATTAGTAATTTATACTGAAGATGGGTGTGAGAGATGTAGATGTAACATTTCTAATGTTGTAGTTGCCACTCCATTATTAACAGGTTCGTATGGACAGACTGCGATACTTTTTGATGTGACAAATTCAAGTAGTTTTAATTTTACAGAAGTTTCAGCGACTACGGAGGCTAATATACAGCAAGTCGGAGAAAACCCAATTAATCAATTTGTACAAATAAACAATATTACCAAAGATTATTGGCAAAAAACTGCAAATTTAGTATTAACAGGTAACGATGACCCTGAACTAAAAGAGTCAACAAATACACCATGGACTTACTTTTTTGATGAGGTTAGAGGTGCTGATAGTATTATAATGTCACCTCAGTTAAACATGGGGGCGTTGTACAATTTGTTTAATACTAAAGATAAATTTTTTGAAAAAAGTTTTCTATATAATGGACAGCAAATATATTATACTGGATGGAATCAGATTAAAGTTAAATGGCAACCAAATAATAATTTACCAAATGATAATACTCAATTTAATCATTTTGATAATGTGTTGGTTTTAGTTTTAGATAGTGATGAGGTCGATTTAGTTTCAGGTGATATAATTACATTCCAAGACCCTACTAAATCTTTAGATATTAACTATACTAAAGGTACAACATCTCAAACAGGAGCAACGGGGTATACCAAGTCAGTAACACAATTATCAGTATCCTATGCTGACCCTACTATTACTAATGGGTCAAGTTCTGCGAATAAAACTACTACATATACTATTACAGGATTTCCTCAAAATATTGTTTGGAGTATTAGTACTCCTTCAGGGCCAACACCTGGACCAATTCAAGTAGAATATGCAAGTTCAACTGGAGTTGGTAAATTACCATCTGACATAGAGTACTTCCAAGTATTAACAGGTATGACTATATCTGAATATGAGGCAAAATCAGTTTATAATCATAATCCATTTACGTTAGGTAGAAGATACTTACAAGTTAAAGATGCATTATCTAATGGTGATATGTATATGTTTTTAAACCAAAACAATACTAATAACAATAACAATCCTGAAGTATCAAATAGTTTTACAAATAAACATCAGGTTATTATGTGGTCTAAGGATACGGGATATCAAACAAGTGTATTACCTCCTATTTGGACTAATCAATATATTGGTACTGTCACACCTAATCAAGATGTAAATTATAAAAATAAAAGAATTTTAATATTGATGAGAGGGGTTGATATTCATTCACCTAGCATTGATATGAAAATTGATTTGTCACGACTTTTTGGTAAATGGCAATATAGTTGGAATGAAAATACTGTGCCGAGTGCTCCTGACCCTAATGTTAAGTATATTATTAAGGGACAATTTAAGATGAATATTCCAATACAGGCATCTTACTCAACTGTGGGGTCAAACTCAATTAGCTCTTCAAATCACTACCTATTTTCAAATAATGACGCAACACAAGGTGGGTATGACAAAACAACTAAAAGTTCAATTTTTTATAAGAGTTATTTGTTTGAATATAAAAATTTAGGTCAAAACAGCTTCCAACCATTTAAATCTCACATGCATAAATATTACTCGGGGGTTGGTCCTGCGATTTTTGAATCATATGCGAATTTAAATTGGCAGGCAGATTTGGGTTCTCAAAATGATAGTATTGTAGGTTTATTAAACCAATATAGAGAACAAGTATATAATCGTCTATGGGCTAGTGGACAAGATTCTACACCTGTAAATACGGGGTTTTACCCAACACCGTCTTACTATTCAACAACGACTAAAAATTTAACAATATCTAATAATAATTTTTATAGGAAATATTTTACTGATATATACGCTTGGACTGGACCCTATAAATATTTTGGACTTAATGAGTTATCTTCGGCATATAACTTGTCAACATATTCTTGGACTGACAGATTTTTTACAAGCAATTATTTACCTAATGAGGTAGTTGAAGGGGCTGAAATTTTTGAATCTACACATGAAACAACTCAATATTATGCATTGATAACTAGCCCTAATGTTTCGTATCCTGATGGAGAGTTTCCATTTACGACTTACCCAACAGGGAAGTATATTAATAAATGGGCACCAACTAATTGGGATATTTTAGATGGAAGGAGAGGTTCTCAGATGTTTAGTTTTGACTATTTTGCGCCTGAGGACCCGACAGACATTTCTTACAGTACGTACCCATTAAATTTCTCAGATAGTAGATACATTGTTGTCAGAACTGATAGGTTACCAAGCTCAACCAACATGACAAAATTTGGGGCTAATAGTTCTTTTTTGCATCAAAATCCAAATTTTACAGTTTTTAAAATTTCTTCGGATAATGAAATTATACCATTGTCTAATGTTACTCAAATTGAGGTCACTCCTCCCGAATCCAATCAATTACTGGCACCTGAATATGAGGGGGTGTTAAAATCGGTACAAGATTGTAATTATGCAGTATTACAAGGATGTTATAGTTTTGATACTACAAATAATGTACCGATAATATCCCCAAATTGTCAACAACTTATGTCTTATGGTAATGTTGTTAAATTTAAGTACGGTACCGGATGTTATAATTTAGTTTCATCCCCATTTGACAGTTTTAGACCTGATATTGAAAGTATTAAAGAGTGGGCTGCTAGATTAAAAATGAATTTGGCGGTTTGTTTGGATGTGTTTTCTCACACATTCTCAAACCAATATATAAATGGTGCCCTTTACATGTACGCATTTAAAAACAATAGATTTTTTAATACTTCAAATCAACCATTTAGTGAGTATTGTAAAGATGTTGTATATCTTAATGACTATTCAAACACATTCTACTATCGTAGTAGTCCATACATGACGGACACTAATACAATTAATAATGGTAAATTTATTGGTAAACCTAATCCTGTTGGTAATTCATATGAAACAGGTAATGTAAGATTACTTGGTTCACCGACTACAATATTAGATTTAGGACCTAAAGTTATTTATACACAAGAATTGGTGTTTAGTGATGACTATGATGGATATATTATGGATAGATTGAAATCTACCACATATCAGGGAATTACTCAGGTAATGAATATGTTTATATTAAGTAGGATTACAAGTCCTACTTTATCTAAATTAATTGTCCCCCAAAGTGATGACCCGAATGAAGGTGATAACGATGCAGGAGTACAATCCCTTTTCCAAAATACAAGATGGTTTAAAAACCCTTCAAACCTTGACTTATTAATTCCTCAGTCAGTTGATGGGGATTTATCTCAGATGTTGTCAATTAATTCTGAGTTTGGAATGACTGAATTCTCACCTGAAAATTATCCTGGGGATACTGTATATTTTGGATTTAGTAATCAAGGAGTGTATGATGGGTTTGCAATGTTTGGAATTTTCTTTACAGGTAATACCCAAGATAGGGATTATATTACTCCAAGAAGAACTATATGGAATCAAAATTCTTCATTCCCTGTTAACAATGATTATGACTTTACTCAAATACCTGTTAAAACACAAGTAGTTCCTTTTTATAATTGGAAAATTTCTGATTTTAATAGTTCAGGAGAATTACAACCGACAACAATTTTTGGTACTCAAAAAAATGATTGGTATACTGATAAATTTGGGAGCTCTTCACCGGTATATCCAAATCAATTCCAAAGTAATGGATACCAAACTATGGATAGGTTAAATCCTACAAGTAGATACTTCCAATCAAATATTGTAAATAATAAAACAAATTATGCTCAGAATTATATTATTAATTTTAATACAACTGGGGGTACGACATATCAGATACCAACAAACAGTGACTTTAGTAATTATTTTATAGCAGGTTCTCCATTCCATTTTTACTTTGGGTTAGTTAAAGGAAAATCTGCGTTAGATGTATTCATAAAAAAATATTTAAATGAAAATTCAATAGTTGAGTGATTTAGGACAAATATCAATAATTAAGGGTGAGCTCAGATATAAGGGTTCTAACGATGTGGATTTTAGATTACAAATCCCGTTAGTTAATACTATTAAAGAATATGATGAAACCGATAAAAATCTAACATTAAATTTACAACAGTTATTTGACACTGAAAGAAATGAATGTACGATTTTCAGACCGACTTGTAAATTTAGTTGGTTATTTAGTAACTCATATAGTGGATTAACTATCGGTAACACCACATCAACACCCTATAAACCTTTTAACAATCAGTTGTATTATACTGATGTTTTAACGTATAAACAACTACAACTTACTGCCGGTAATGGAGTTAGTAATCAAATATCTTGGGCTGGGTATCCTCAATACAATGAATTTTCTTTAATTAGAAATGATTTGAATGTTAATGGATATACTAAGCTGGGAGGTGACCGACCTCATTTACATGCTTCAGATAACTTGGCACCATACTACAATTGGTATATTCATTTGTCTTACGCTTATAGTTCAACAACTGCTCAGACAATGCAATGTGTGATGAGTAACGGCTCAACATATAATTGGAATTGTTCTGATGGTATACCATATTATCTTACCAGAGGATTCTTAAATGGAAAACCAATTATACAATTTGATTGTCCGATGAACCATAACCTAAATGTTGGGGATTATGTTAAGTTAAGTAATACCTGCAATGGAGTTACGTACTTCCAAGTATATAGTCTTGGTAATGGACTAAGTAATAGTAAAAAATTTATATTCAATGTATATGATGTTGGATATAATTGTACTATTTTAGAAAATAGTGGTATGGGAACATTCAAAAGGGTTATTGGGGAAGAAGTTCAAGGAGTGTCAAAATACTATGTAAGAAAACATAAAATTTTAACAAATTTTACAGATGCCGTTATTACCAAATCGGGGTTTGAAAAAAATGGATTAAGAGTCGTTAAAAAATTTGAATCAAAACAGTTAACTCCAAATTTAGTTTCAAGAGTTTCAGTTAAGGAAGATAGTCAATCTTATAACATATCATTTTTAAATGATATTGATATTAATGGGTTATTAGATAATTTAAAAAGACCAATAACTGAATTATATTTCACGGTTATAAATCGTGGTTATTTTGGATGGTTTAACAAACCAATTGGTAATACTAATACTGCTCTAAAGAAGGGATGGGAATTTAATTTAGGACCACAACTAAATGGGTGGTGGGATAGGAGTAACGTCAACTCTAACACACAAATACAAACTTTATCATATGCTAGTTCTGTTCCTGAATATAGTAATAAGATTTTTTACTATAATTCGGATTTAAATATTGGTGATGAAATTGACGGAGATTTTTGTGAGTGGAATGATTTGGAACAAAATGAGATAGTCATTTCAGAACATTATCATAAGATAACATTTAATCCTGATGTTTTTAATATCGGAACAACAACTACTAATCCGTTAGGTTACTATTATAAACCACATAATAAAATGGTAATTAAAGTTTTTTCAAATTATGTGGAAGAAAGTGACGGACAAATTATTAACGACTTACCTAATTACGCATTTTATAAGAAAAGTACGCAAGAATATATATGGAGAGACATTTATACATATGGATTTATTGACAATGAGGATAGAGGTGTTGATTATCCATATCTAAATAATTCTCACTACCCTCACAATAATTTCCAATTTAGAATTATTCCTGAGGGAACCAATATTGCAACAGGTAGTACATCAAATATTATAATAACTGATAACTGTGAATAGAATAAAAATACTTAAAGATGGTGTTAATAATCAAATTCAAATACCTTTATTTGAAGATTGGGATTATAATAACCGAGAGGATAGTGTAAATGAGTATTCTCAGGATGTGTTACGAGAATTAGTTGGTTCTGCGACAGATTATGAAATTGCTAGATTCACAAAGAGACCAATCTATGTGAGCGCGACGAATTCCTATATAACGTCTATTAAACACGTTTTCAAATTTTTCAATCCCGAAACCGGAACTTGGGATGAGAATTATATTAATCCAAACTATTTCTCATTTAATGATATAAAAAATGATGACAAATCATTTAAAAATTCTTTTTTTAAATTGGATTTGTACGATAAGATGGAACAATCTAAGAGAAAAAATTTCTTAACAATTGTTTTACAAAACAATCAGGATACATTTGAATATACTTTAAATAATAAAACTTACGTACTAAAGAAACCATCATATAGTTTAAATTACAATACCACATCTGAAGGATTTTTTATGTATTGGTTTAAGGAATACCAAATTTTAAATTTAGATAGTTTATATATTACTGCTAAATTTTTTAATTCAAAGACTGGAGAGTTTGTAACTTTTTTAAATCAGTCAAGTAACACTAAAAGAATTATTGACTCTGAACTTTATTATAAAGTTAATTTTAATTTTAATAATTATACATATTACTATACTGGTATTGTTAATGACGAAGAACAAGAAACAATTACTTGGTATGAATATTTAAACCCAACATCGTAATGGAAACTTTTAAAATAAAAATATCACCTGAGGTTTTATCAGGGGACATTTTCCCTGAAACTTATGATGGGTTTAACTTTGGGGTGTATTCCGGGTTATCAATGGTTCTTAGCGGAGGACCTAACGGTTCATCATTATTGACAGGATTAACTATACCTATAATGTTAACTCAAGACTCTCATGATTTTGGATACTACTCAACATTTGACGGTAATATTTTACAACAGAACATTATCACTAATTTTGTTTTTAGTGCTAACTCAGCTTCTCCGTATACATATTATTTTTATAACACTTCTGATAATAATTCAATTTTTACTCAGGAGTCAATTTATAATATTGATTGGGGTGATAATACAACCACTAATAGTCAATTGATTTCACCTAATTATGTTATGCACACTTACAATCAGGTTGAATCTCAAACAGAATTTACAATCACATTAACTCAGACAAATACTTGGGGTGTTGTTAAAGTGAAGAAAACAATTGTAGTTCCATTTACCGGTATAACAATTGAGAATACTTTAGGTACCGTTGTCTTTGTTAACAATTTCCCATTAACCCCTGATAATCCAACATCGTATAATTATATTTTTTCTGGTGACTCAATAACCGAAGTTTCACAGGCGGTAACCTCTAATTTTGTTGATGTCCCTTATGTGGTTTCAGGATTTAGTGAATCAAGATTATTTGATTTAGTTCAGTATGGGCCGGATAAATTTCCATTAAATGTATTGTTACCTGTTGATGGAGGGGGGACTGGTAAGATTAATAACATCACAACCGATGGTTACATATATTATGAAATTGATGGTATTAGTTATGTTGACTTTACTGGAGGGACCACAACATTTTCAATTAATTCGTCGGGATTTTCTAATTCAGATTTAGTTATGAGTGCTATTACAAAAAATGAGGCATTATTAAATATAATAGACCAACCACAGATATTCTCAAGTGTATTAATTGAGAGAGGTAAGAACTCTGTTTTAGAAAACTTTAGAAGAATTGGGGAGGTTGATACTGTTGATGAGTTGGTTAATTATGGGTATGGATTTTTTAATGTTATTAGTCAATAACTATTAAAAAATGTGATTAAAACTATTTATAAAAATAAAATAAAAACTAAGAAACTTTGGCTACAGGTAATTACGGAACGATACGATTAGCGGATGTCAGCCCACAAGATGTGGAGATAATTGTTAATTATACACCATCAAGAGATGCGGGTAACAATTTCACCTTGACTAAATTAGACACTTTACAATACCTTACACCATATTTTAATAATGGTGCAACAGGGGGGAATGCTAATGAGGTTTTAGGAGGACTTTATAATTTAGTATTGCCTACAGACCAATTTAATGCTCTTGGGATTTACACATTAATGATTAGACCTGCTCAAATTAGGACTACAATTAATGAGTGTGGTGTATTAAGTGCTCTACCTAATGTTAAAGGAATCATTATTGATTTACAAACAGTCCCTGAAGAATATAGAAATAAATTTGTTAATCAGGGATTAGTTGGTTTTAGAGTTGAGTATTTAAATGACGACGGAAGTAAGGTACCTAATTTTTTTAGAGTAATAACCTCAAACTTTTTTTGTGAACCTGTAATACAGAATTTAACGAATACTAATGTCAAATCAATTAGATATAGTTACACCGACAGTGTTTCAAATCTAATGTTCTGTACTCTAACTCCATCATCATCACCATCGTCAAAACCAAATGCTACTCCATATATTGGGGTTGCAAATCAGAATATTATTATAACTAACACATTCTTTAACCCCACAATGGTTGAAGTTGAAATTGTTGAGCATGATGCGTCAACACTTGCAATTGCTTTATATGGTAATCAAACTAAGTCTATGGATGATGGAATTTATACCATATATGACGATACTAATAATATATACCGTCAATACAATCTTTATGAAATCCGCGACCAATTTAATAACTTATTATATGAGGTTAGACAAGATAGAGGGGATAATATTGATTTCGGTAAAAGTTTTGAAAATATAATAGGATAATGGTAAAATATGCGTGTCCACCACAAAGTGCATCTGGAGATGGTTCATTCGCCAATAATTTGGTTGGACTGCAATTAGTACAGGGTGGAGGATTAACTAATGCAAATTTTGAATTTTCACAAGGTGTTGTTGCTAGAGTTGTAAGAAATTTTGAAGCCGGTGTTTTCTCAGAACCGATTTCGTTAAAAGATTTACAAATATCAAATTTAGAAAAATCTGAAAGTATATTTAACACTAATTTCAAACTCTATCCTAATTTTGATAAAACTAACGTATTAAATTTTACAAATTACGGTCCGTTATCTAAAAGAATGGAGGCCGCTGCGTTGGGGATTATAAACTATTTTCCAGCAGCAATTGAGACAACAAAGTATTATAACGACTTAACAACAGGGTACACTGCAACAGACGTTGAGTATGATGAAGATAGTGATGTTACTAAATTAATATTGAATTGTTTTTTATTTAGAAATCCGTTCGGTATTGATTATAGTTATAATGCGACTGAAAATATTAGTAATTTACCATATTCAGTATCTGATTATAGAAATTTCAAAGATAAGTATAAAAGTTATACATTAGTCTATAACTCGGGATATTATGACGTTGAAGCTATTATTGCGACGGATGACATGTCAGCATCAACTTTATCTATTTGGGTTAATGGTAATCCATTTGATTTAACTGGGGGGGCAATATCCGTTGATTATAGTTTCATACTCAGACCAAATGATACTATTGTAAATGAAATTTTTAATTTAGAGTTAGATAACGTACAAGAATTTTTATTAAATAGATATATCACTCCGATATATACTGCATCATTCCAAGTACCGACTGAAGGTAATGATGGGACAATATTTACATCATATCAGACTTTAACTTGGCCCCTTGATGGTAGTTGGAATATAGATATTAGAACCGAACAATTTACTGGTTATTTAACTAAATTAGTTACTATTGGGGAAGAGTTTGATGTCTCGTCAACAGATTTAATATCAAGGTTTTATACTACTAATGCATTTAAAGAATTTGACACCTCAGATTCTAAGGTTGATAAGGTTCTTAAAATATATGGTAGAAGTTTTGATGAAGTTAAACAATATATTGATGGTGTTAAAAATGTTAATTCTATAAATTATAATATTGGAAATGATGTTCCATCAGGACTTTTAACTAATGTCGCTCAGACATTGGGATGGAATATTAACATTTCCCCAATTAGTAATGTTGACTACATTTCTTCACTTTATGGTACAACAGAAAATGCTTTTCCGGCATACTCAACAAGTCAAACAATACAAGATTTAAACGACCAATTTTTTAGAAATTTAATACTTAATTCTGCTTGGTTATATAAATCAAAGGGTACAAGAAAGGCTATTGATTTTTTAATGGAGTTTGTTGGGGTACCCGACGCATTATTAGAGTTTAATGAAAATGTGTATAAGGCAGACGCTCCAATTAATATGGAAAGGTTTGATGAGCAATTTGCGTTAATTTCATCAGGTACTTATATCCCTGAAGTTCCAATATTAGACGAAAATAATGTTTATATTTTAAAAGGATATCAATATACGGCGTTTACGTCATCAACTTCAGTTATTGAGGTTAGTACGACTAGAGACGATATTCCTGTTGATGAGAATGGATACCCAATAAAACTAACAGAAGATGATAACTACTTCTTTCAAAAAGGTGAAGGTTGGTTTGAATCAACACCACAACATCAAGCTCCACAAATCGTTAATGAAAATTTAAGTGTTTTTACAGGACAAAATTACGATATACAGACTCAAATTGAACCGTCAACTTACGGACAAAAATATTTGGATTTTTATAGGGATTTCCCATATATGGATTTGGGATTTTCATTAAAAAAACAAATAGATAATAGAAAAAGTTGGAGTAATGAAACAGATTCGCGTATTAATAATGATAATTTATTTGATTCGTATTATAGTGTTAGTGATGATAGGTTAACTTTAAATGTTAAGAATACTGAAATATTTTTAAATCCCGCACAGGCTTTAGTCTACGACGTTTGGTATATGTCACAAACTGAGGACTACCCAATACCATTAACTGGTTTATCATCACCTTATCCACAGGTTGGGGGAGTTGATTCAACATACATAAATCCAAAACCACAAATAAAAACATTCTATGAATTTTATAATAGGTTTTGGAAAAACATGATAAATGTTAGAAATAGACAATTTTCATCGGATGGTAAAACTAGCGGTTACCCAACATTACAATCCATCTTTTGGAAGTACCGTACAATGTACGAAGATACGGGAATTGAGAACAACAACTTCAACTATGGAAATATGATTGAATATATTAACGGACTTGGTGATTATTGGATTAGGGTTATTGAGCAGTTTATGCCGGCATCTGCAATATGGAACACAGGTACTAAGTTTGAAAATTCAATTTTTCATAGACAAAAATTTATATACAGAATGCAAAGAGGTTGTCAGATTGTGTCAACAACAACGCCAGGGGCGGTTGTTGCTGGTACCATCACACCCCCATGTTCTCCAAAAATTTATACAATTAATTTAATTTCATTATCTCAAATACAAGGTAACTTTAGTGATAGTACGGTTATTAGTAGACAGTATTTCTTTGAGTTTACTATTGGTAATACAACATTTAACTTTACATTACCAATAACTTATACACAGGATAATCTATTCCCAACAAGTGATAGTGATTATTTAACACAAGTACAAAGTGTTATTAACTCTTATAATTTTACAAATGTTGGTTTTATTCTTAATACACAACCATCATTAACTGCCATAGGACAGGTAACATTTAAATTATCAAATGTTAATTGTACTTATAACGGAAGTATCGGTAGTATAACATTTGGTACAATAAACGAACAATACACATAAACTGAATGCCATTTAATTATAGTATAATACTGACAGGTGATTGTTCCAATACTAATAACGGGGCGTTAAATCTACAGGTAACAGGTGACGGTAGTCCATATACAATAAGTTGGAATAATCCTGTATTAACCACCAGTGCCTTTACCAGTAATTACTCACTAACTGGATTAAGTGCGGGAACCTATAACTTTAACCTAACAAACTCACTAACACCTAGAAATGAATCTATTAATAATATATCATTTGTTATTGGTACTGGAACTACCGCATATATTAGTAATGTAGTTAATACTACTTGTGGGATTGATAACGGGTCGTTAATATTTAACGTTTCTGAAAATTTAGGGTCAACTGAAGTTACCTTATATAAAAATGGTGAAGAATATGTGACTAACACTATAACACTAAATCAATTTTTATTTAGTAGTCTAAGTGATGGTGTATATTATTGTAGTTATACTGATTATGGTGGATGTTACGGAGAAACTGAAAATGTTGTAATACGAAGTTCAAATGTGTTAGATTATGGATTACATACGATTGATAATCCTTCATGTTCTTATCAAAACGGTAAGATATATGTAACAGGAATAACAGGTACTGCACCATTCACATATTTATGGTCTAGTAATCCTACAAGTGCGACTTCAGAATATTTTGTAACAGGATTGGCGGCATCAAATTATTCAGTTACGGTTACTGATAGTTTTGGATGTCAAATCACTAAAACCACAACAGTTAACCAAGCCCCTCAGATTTCAATTGTTGATTATGTTCCAAGTCAACCTTCATGTTCTGGTTATGATGGTTATGTTAATTTTCAAATATCAGGAGGAACTGGACCTTACTTTTATTTATTGAGTAATGGTGATTCATTAGTTTCTTACAGTGAAACTTTTGGATTTTCGGGATTGAATGCCGGAAATTATACTTTAACTATTACTGACGTTGCGTTATGTAAATTAACATATAATTTTACATTATTAACACCAAATTCTTTTGTATTAGTTTCTGAGACAAAACAAGATATGTCTTGTGGATTTGAAACTGGAAGTATATCGGTTGAAGTTAATGGAGGAGTTTTACCTTATGTATTTGAATTAACTAACAACTCAGGATTTACGAATACCCAAACTAGTTTTATACCTTCAGTAACATTTGAATCATTAAGTTCTGATACCTATACATTGACTATTTCTGATGCGGGAAGTGCGTGTACTTACTCGTCAAATATAGTTATAAATAATAACATACCATTTGACATCAACGTGACTTCACAAAGTACGTACTGTCAACCAAATGATGGGTTAATACAGGTAAATGTTATTAATGAAACTACCTCAGGTTTAATGTATGAATACTCGTTATCAAATGGAGTATATTCTGAATTTACGACTGCAACAACGTACACATTTTCATCTCTAACACAAGGGGATTATACGGTAACCGTAAATAATGAGAATTTTTGTTCTCAGGAAAAACAAATATCTGTTGAAGGATTAACGCCATTTAAAACAATTTTAGTACCAACTGGATGTCTTAATGGTAGTGGAGGTACTATATCGGCATTAATCATTGACGAAGAAGGACCTTTTAATTTAACATGGAGTGATAATGTTAACGGACAAACTGGAGTGTTTTTAACAGGATTAACTGCCGGTACATATTACTTAACGATTAGTGGTACTAATGGTTGTCAGGCATATTTAGAAACATCAATTACTTGTAATCCACCACAAACTAGAACTACAAGTTTCACATTTGATACTAATGAAGAAGAGGATAGTACATCTTTAACTGATTTTTCTAATTTATTATATAATGGGTATATTGACGTTACTACAGGACATGATTTATGTAAATTAAATAGTGCGACATTTTATTGTGATGTTGAGTTAAGTGGTATAACATATAGTGCGGAATTCTATACAACATTATCGTTGGATGATTTACCTACAGTTTCAGGGTTTTCGGCAATTTTACAGTATGTGTTGTTAAACATTCCTTATATTGAAACAGTTATTATCAATAACGAAGACAACACTATATTAATTCAGTCCCAAAGTGTTGGAGGGGTTGAGGTTTATAGGGATGAAGATATTATTGTTTCAGTTAGAATTGAATACGATACTTCATGTGTTACATAACACATAATAAAGTATTTATGATTAATGGGTCAAATTGTTATTCAAAATCTAAGTGGGATACCACCGTACCAAGTTTATACATGTGACGTATACGAATTTAACTGTGTTTATACAACAACAATTGAAGGATATGTTCCTCCTCAGGTTACTATCTACTTACCCTCACAATTTGATACTGCTCCACAGGCATTAATTAAGATTATAGACTCAACAGGGTGTATTTTTACTGAAAACTATATGTGTGTTACACCAACACCAACACCGAGTATTACCCCTTCAGTTACCCCAACAGTTTCATTAACACCATCAATTACTCCAACACCAAGTATTACACCATCAATTACCCCGACGACATCTCTGACACCAAGTATAACACCGACACCGACTATTACACCATCAATTACCCCAACAAATACAATTACTCCATCCACAACTGTGACACCGACACCATCGGTTACACCTGAGATACCGTTAGCTTATTTGTTTATTGAACCTTATAGTGGGTCATCAAGTATTGGAAGTTACATGTATTCACAAGGTTCCAATTTTTACGGATTTACAAATGCAACACAACCTAGTAGTAGTGCGTCTACTTTCCAAACTGATATGTCAACTTATGTGAATTTTTCAGGGTGGTCAAATGGGCAGTTCCCAAAAATAATAAAAGCATCTTATAATTACATTGTTAATAATAGTGATACATATGACGAGTATGGTAACCCTGTGATACAATATAATTTTATCACAACTCAAGTCCCTGAAAATTATGTACAAAGTAAATCATGGTATACTTGGTTAATACCTACAGGTTTAACAAATGGGGAATATCAAATAGAAATTGATTTGGGGGTAGTTAACCCAAATGTGTTTACAAGTTATAAAATGAATTCATCAATGTATACAAATTCGTTTAGTTATGTTGGACCCACAATTGGAAACACGACATATAGAGTTTATACAACTTTCCCAAATTCAGCTTTTGAGTTAAACAATAATTTACCATTATATTTTAGAGGAAGTTCGGTTGGTTTATAATTATATAATATGAGTTTTCCATACAAAAATCCAATATCATCACTACAAGTCGGAACAACACAAAGTGTCCCAATATCCAATACATACGGGTTAGGATATAGTGTTAATAATATTGGTGGTTACATGGAGGTTTATAGTTTAAATGACTTAATTTATACTATACCTACAGGAACAACTGGAAGTATTGAATATTCAGGAAACACTATTCCTATTGAGTTTACTAAAGGAAATGGAAATGTTTGGTCTCCTGATGTTTTAGTATTAGCTTCAGACAATATATCTTCAGGTAGACGAAGACTTGGTATGTTAGTTTATGTTTATGAAGAAGACCAAGTTTACCAATTTCATATAAGTGGATATACTTCATTGTTTACTGCAGCGACTGCAAGTACGAATTGTGTTACAATTAGTGAATACGGAACGTTAGTTAGAAATAATACTCCACAAGGTAGGAATTTCATAAATGCTTGGACCGCATCCACTATTGAAGATGTTAGCGGATATACAAGCACAAACGCTACTTGGCGCAAATTTAATACGGGTACAGGTGGTACATCAGGAGCATATCTTCCATTAAGTGGAGGAACTGTAACAGGTGGAACAATATTCCAAAGTGGAGTAACTGCAAATACAGTATCACAGGTTAATTATATTGACTTTACAACCGGGTCAACAAATCCATCTCAGACAGGTGGAAGAATGTTCTTTGATAATGTATCAAAGGCTCTTTCTTATTATGATGTGGATAATAGTTTAGTACCAATTGCGATGGGTCAACAACTCTACACAAGAGTTTATAATGGTACGGGAGTTCAAATTGATAAGGGGAAAGTAGTCACAATCACTGGAACAACTATTGGTTTACCGAGTATAAAATTGGCAACCAATAATCACGCCTTACAAAGTCCAAGACCTATTGGAGTTACTGCTGAGGACATACCAAATGGAGGTACAGGGTTAGTTTTAAATAATGGTATTTTAAGTGGAATAACAATCAACACATTTGCAAATGGTGATGTGTTATACCTTTCTGACACAATTCCTGGTGGATATGTTAATTCAACATCGTCATTATCTTTTAGTGCCAGAACAAATGAAATTGGATATGTCTTACAAACAGGAACAACCACAGGTAAGATTTATGTTAATATTAATAATGAAGATTCTAACCTTACACTAACGGATATTGAAAGAAATATCTTGGAGGGTAATGTCATTTCAAGTGGTGTATATGAATTTACTGGAATAACTCAGGGTACGGGACAAACAATAAATGTTGCAATGGCAAGAGGATGGATTGTTAAAAATACATATTCATTTGCAACATTACCTGATGTTATTAACCTTTATTATTCAGGTGGGACAAACATACCTTTAACATATTTGAACACTGCGGTTACCACATATATTCTTATTAGTAGTGCCTCAACATTAATCCAACAAACAACTTTCCCAACACCTCAAGAAAGAAGAGAAAATATTTATTTAGGAAGAATTGGACATGCTGATAGATTAACAATTACTAATTTACAAAATGCAACTGATTTTGATGTATCACCAATGGCGGCAATACGTGACCTTTGGACGCCATTAAAACTTATTAATCAAGGTGTTTTGGTGTCCGCGAATGGTGTTAATATGAATATTAATACATCGGCAGGGGTTTTATGGGGTAATGGTATTGGATGGTTCACAAATCAACAAAACCCTGATAGTGTTACCATTTCAGGAACATCTCCCACAACATTTCAATATAGAACACGAAACGGACCTATAACTGGAGGCACAATTCCATCAGGTAATACAACAACAATTCAACCTGGATATTATGACTTAAATGGTGTTGTTACTGCGGTAGGTGGGGGTTCAAACTCTTCAACAAACCAAAGAGTTTTCTTATTCCCAACAGGACTTGTTAGGATTCAATTGGGACAACAAGTATATGGAAGTTTAACAGCCGCAGTTGCTGGCTCACAGACAGAACAATTTACCGATTTTAGTAATAACCGAGATAATGGTATATTAATTGGTATAATCTCGGTAAATAAAAACGCATCGGTTGGTAATGGTGGTTTGGTCAATAGTAGTTATGCGGTATTCAATCTCGTGTCAAAGTTTGGTGAGGTATTAGGAGGAACAGGGGGTCTATCAACAACAACTTTACAGCAAGCATATGAGAATTCAACAACACCTGAAATAGTAACAAATTCGGCAGAAGGAGCATTATCAATTCAAAATGGGACGGGTGCTGCAGATAATGTAACAAATTTATTTGAGGGTAGAAATACCGCAACATCACTCACATCATTCATTAGAGCCGACGGATTAATATCAGGTTCAACATTATCAACACCAGGATTTAACGCTAATTCAAACGGGTTAACTGCGACAACAATTTCAGCAACAACAGTATCTATTGGGTCACCATCAAGCTCCGCAGCTATTTTAGAAGTCGCTTCAACATCCCAAGGTGTTTTGTTCCCAAGAATGACACAAACCCAAAGAACTTCAATATTATCACCAACTGCGGGTTTAATAGTTTATCAGACGGATAGTCCTGATGGGTTATATATTTATAAAGTTGGAGGATGGGTACAAATCATATAAACTATGGGAATAAATTTAACGATAACTGACATTTCAGGAATACCACCATTTGAGGTATATATGTGTGACTCAAATGTGAATAATTGTCAATTAGTTGATACTTTATATGACCCTGTTTATTGGCCGACAGTTATTGATTTACCAAGCAGTTTAACAGGTAGTACAATAATCTTTGTTAAGATTGTTGATTCTAATTTATGTGAAACATTTAAATTTATAAGTTGTTCTAATTCTTAGAATTAAGATAGGATAAGACAACAGTATATGCATCTGTCATGTCAAAGTTCTCTTTTTTCAGAGTGTTGTTTCTTGTATATAACCACTGAATCTGAGGTTCTCTTTTAGCAACCAATTCCCAAATAATTTGTTTTTTATCACAATCTTTAGGATAACCACCAAACAATACAAATTTACCCTTTTCATTTTTTTGAACTAATTCAGGGAAAGCTTCTTTTCTTGAATTATACGTTGATATATATTCAGGGACAACTCCTAAAATATCATAAACTTCCTTAGATATTAATGTGTTATAACGTAGTAGGGTTGCAATAGTGTAAACATTATTACTATTCAATAGAGGTTCTTCAATTATGACTCTGATGACCCCAATACCTTTATACTCCTCAAGTTTTTTTCTAAATAAAGTGGACTTATTAATTAATTCTTCCATTTTATTGTCACTTGATGGTTTTGGTCTTGGAGAAATATGAGTTAACTCTAATAAATCTCTTGAGGATAAATCAAAAAGGGCGACACCAATTGTTTTGGTTGAAACGTCCAATCCCAAAATCTTTGGGGAATTTTTAATACTTTTTGCCATAATTTAATTAATTATTAAATTATAATTCTTAATTGTAAACAATTCTTAAAAATCTAATTTAATTGCAACTTGTTGAATACCTGTTCTAACTTGAGGCGATTGAAATTTACCTAATACTAATAAATTTTTATCGTTATCATATAAACCAATTTCACTCATATAAGGTAAACTTCCAGTAGTCCAAGTTGGGTTGGATGATTTAACAAATTGATTATTTGGTAAATTAATAAGATATCTCATTTCATATATTGTTGCTTGTATGTCTGTATTGATATTCCCATAAAATAAATTTTCATCACCAAAACCTAATTTTGTTGTATTACTATTTAATGGAATTGTGATTTGTTCGCTTAATTGATATGTTGGGGCTGATGAATATAATGTTGGAGTAATTGTAAAAGTTTTAGCAGTCATACCTCCAGGTATAATATTACCATTAGTTGCAATGTAAGAACTTAATTCATTTGAAGTGAATGCGGTTATCTTTTTCCATGAGTCGGCTAATGGGCGAGACATTGATGTTGTACCTGTTTGGGCGATAACGTAGAACAAATTAGATGAGAAACCTGTAGTACTTCCAGTATTCATATATGTAAAATCTCCACCAAAACTAACTGTTACATTCTGTTCCGTTAAACCAACTCCAGTCATTGGACCTAAAATATTTTGATAGTAGTTACAATGCATTCCTTGCCAATCACCTTCAAATCCGTAACTAACCCAAATTTGTTGACTATCATTATCTAATAGTCCGTTAGTTGAATCGTCACCACAAGAACCTGGACTGATTAATCCTAATTTAGGTGATGGTAATGTATAGTTTCTGTTTGCAACATATGTCATCGTTGCAATGATTTCTTCGTCATCAAATATTATGATTTTATCATCTGGAAAAACTCTACCAACTCTACTTGGGTAACCGTCAGGATTTGTGTGAGTGTCATATAAATTGTAGAAACGAATTCCTGGAGAATTCATATCTGAATTTTTAGATGATTTGATATAGTATGGCGTTAATAAATCAAGAGATGAATAACCTGGAGGGTCAATAAAAAATGTCTCACCTGATGTTGATGGAGATGAATTTTTATGCCACATTAACCACGGTAAAGTTATTGAAAAATTTCTGGCTTCACCGTCGGAACCGTCAACGTAAACTTCAGTTGCAAATTTTTCTCCGTAGAAATTAATAATTGCGTTATTGGTATAATGAACGATTGATATTGATTTTTGTTCTTCAGGTAATACTGTAATCATCTCACCAAATGAATTATAATAAGTTACCGCAGTTGTCGCACTTTGTCCTGTTGAAGACATATAACCATAATATTCTTTAGTACTCAAATAATCTATTGATGGGAAATTAGTATATGTTCTATATGGTGCAGCAACTCCTGCTGGAGATTCAGACCAAGGAATATTCATGTTCCACACTCTAACATAACCATCCTCAGGGGTACAAACCGATTCGTAATTAATTACACTATCACTCCAATAATTCTGAGGTGTTGGTAAATCATATCCTGTAATTCCTGACGTTGTGAATATGCATCTTCCATAACCGCTAAATCCTAATGAATTTAAATCAGGAACTGCTCTGTCTAAATATAAAGTTGATGTCAGAGTGTTAAAACTACCAACTCTGAATGTTAAAATAGGTGAATTAAAATTAACACAATTACAAGTATTACCACTAATTGTATAAATTGTGACATAAGTATTTGCTGATAAAGTTCCTGTAGATGAATCCGAACATGGGTTTGAACTAAGAGTTAAGAAACCGTTGGTACCAACAAATGTTGATAAATCTACAACGTATTGTGAATTATATGTGTAAGCGCTACTGGTTTGTATCTTATAACAATTAGTAGACGCTGAAAAAAATCCTGATGTTGTTGCTTTATTAAAAACCGATTCATCTGATGATGCCATAAATGGTATACCGTAAGTAATACCTGAAGTTGTACTTAAATAAAATGGATACTTAATATCGTTTTTATTTGATGATGGAATTCCTGTTGAATTTTGTGCATTATATGATGGTTCTAAAATTTGAAAATTCGCCTTGTTATAGGGGATTGAAACTTTGTTGTAGTTTACTTCACTATCACCTACTTGAAAATATGCAATATTAAAATTACCTTCAGATAGTTTTTTTCTACCTGTATCTGTTAATCTTGTGACTATTAAACCTTGTGTGTTCTTTATTATGTATCCCATTTTATATAAATATTTTAATATGATATTCTATTTGTTGTATCCAAAGTGGAAGGATTATTATTTCCTGAAATTTGTCTAAATGAAGTTATTGATTCTGTTGAAAAATTATAAATTAAACAATTTGGTTGAGGTGTAGTAGGTATGAATTTAATGTTATATTGAAATGTAATACCCGGTCTACATAAATTTGTTGAATTTATTCTAAAATTATATGCCGGCTCAAAATTAAATTTTATTAAGTCTGAACTTGATATCGTTAATGGTGATGATGACGTTCCTACCGTAAAAATTCTTTTAAGTTTTCTGGTAAAAACAGTTGATGTGAATGTACATGAAGTATTATTATTTGCGGGAATGAAATTAGGACTCACGTTACTATTTAATCTTGTAATTGCTCCTGTGTCAGAAGTTGATACCGATATAATTGATGAACTAATTGGAGTTGAGTTTTTAAAAACATTCACATCGTCGTAACTATCCGACCAACCTCCGGCATATGTGTCTAAATATTGAGCAGTTGTTGCTAGCTGAGCTCTTATTGTTAGTTCAAAGTAACCCTGAAGAGTAACATTTGATGGTAAATTTAAAATTGACACATCAATGTTAAAATTTCTATATATACTTCTAACCGAGATACCACCTGTTAATGTTGTATTAGTATAAAATGTACTTGCGTTATCGTATTTGTTAAGATTTAATGATAGATTTGCGCCTGCTGTTGATGGAATTATAAAACTACCTGTTACAGTACTACCTGTTTGGTCTGTAATGGTATATGTGTGAGAACCTGAAGTTAGGTTTGCAACAGATGATGTTGTAGTATTTGAACCAATTAAATTGTTATCGACTATAAAAGTATATGGACTTAAACCGCCAACTACGGGAGAAAATGTTGCAATTCCTTGAGGTGTTGGACTTGTGGAACAATATCCTTGAGTTGTGATTGTTGGTGTTATTACAGTATTTTGACAAGTTCCTGAATATAGTGTGAATACTGTATTATTTACACCGTCATTGTATAACCAAGAACTTGAATTGACAGACCACGCACCTAACGGATATTGTGTTGTTGGACCAAATAATGTTGACGATACTGTATTCGTTATACATCCATTTGGTAAAGTTATAGGTACAGTTGATGTAAATGAAGATGTAATCCAGTTAGTTCCATTAAATGATAGTGTAACAGATGAAGAAACCCCAATTGACGATGCGTTTGTTAATGTGTAACTTGCTCTGTTATTTATTGTCCCCGCACTTGTAAATGAAAGTTGAAATCCTTTACCACAGTATTCAAATTGTATACAAAGATTATTAGGGTATATGAAAACTTGAGCAGGTTGTGTTATAGTACAGGATAAAGAATATTGTTGAAAATTAGAACCTGTTCCACTGTCCTGTATAGTTAAAGTGTAGGGATTTCCATTAAGTCCTAAATTAACTAATGGGAAGTTTGATTGAGTTAATAAAGTTGCTCCGGAATAAACAAAATATGGAGGTGTTCCTCCTTGTATTGATGGGTAGAATAACTTACCGTCACTTAACCCAAATTGACTAATATTTTGAGTGTTACATGTTGACAATAATGTTGATGGTGCGGATGGTAACGTACAATTAATTGACGCTATATTATTCGTAAAATCTAAAACGTCAAATGAATATGTACCTCCTGGTTTATTAGCTAGTACTTGTATGTTACCAGGATTAGAAGATGCTGTTAATTGAGTTGTGGTGTTAGAACTGTAAATTAAGTAAGGAGGTACTCCGCCTACAATATTTAAAGAGACTATACCTGCATTAGGGTTTAAAAATGTCGGTACTGTTGTTTGAACACAAGTAACCTCTAAAAATGATTCTGTAATAACTACACATTCATTTGATGTCGTAGTGATATATGAACTAATACTATCAATATCATCTTCTATAATATCAGGACAAGGGTTTGATGTTGTGCATTCAGTACAATCAGTCTGAGCCGTCATTCCAACCAAGTTATAAGTCTTTGGTTGATAAAATAGTTCAGGTAATTCAACGTAGGTTGCACAAAAATCTAAACCTTCAGTAGTGTCAATATAATAAGTTTCCAACTCAGAAACTGAGCTAGGTATACCATTTACGTAAAAATATTCAGTACCATCACAACAATTTTGAAATCCATATGCCATATTAATAAATAATTATAATTTCATTTTTTATGTGTTTAGTACTTTAATTTCATTATCTAAGTTCACTGATACGTACATTCTATCATAAACTGTATCATAAGCAATTCCTCTCGGTCCATCACCTATTGTAATTGTATTAGTTATTGTATTGGTATTAATGTTGAATACTGTTAAGTTATCAAAAGATAAATTACTTACGTATAATCTATCACTATTAGTGTCAAGTGCAATTGTGTTAGCCGCACCACTTCCTAAACCTGTTGACAATGTTGAACCTGTTAAGTTAGTATTTGGATTAATTGTTATCACATTACCTGTACCATTACAAGCTACGTATACTGTGTCGTTGTTTGGAGAGTAAACTGCAAATCTTGGTAAATGTCCTGATAAACCTCCAGGTCCAATTGGTATTGTTGATATTACTGAATTTGTAATTGTGTTAATTACTGAAACAGTTCCACCTGAAGAACAAGGTACATATAGTCTTGAATTTTTAGCAACAAATACTGGTTGCTCAGGTCTGTTTTGAACTGAGATTGTTCCTCCTAATGTGTATGGTACACCCGAAGATACGTCAAAGTATCTAACTTGTGCTTGATTATAGATTGATACATATATTCTATTATTAACTGAATCAAACGACATTCCATACGGGAAGTTTGTACCACCAAGAGATATTGTTTGTACGATAGTGTTAGAACTTAATGCAACAACACTTAATGTTCCACTTGTGTGGTTAGATACAATTAATGTATTATTGATTGGGTCAATCACACCACCATAATTAGGTGCTGTAAATCCTGTAATTGTTGAAGTTACGGATATTGCGGAAAGACTAATTACACTTACGGTTGCTCCTGAGTTAATACTATATAATGTTTCAGTACTTTCGTCAACTACACCATAGAAAGGTGCTAATGGTACTGATAATGTTGCAATTACATGAGGTGGAGGTGTTGTTGGAGTTGGTGTTGGTGTCGTGGTAGGTGTTGGGGTTGGTGAGTATGACGGAACACAGAATCTACATTCAAACAAGTTTCCACTCTCAATTGAATTAAGTACATTTACAGGTGGAATCGGGTCATCGTACAAGTAAGTTACACAAACTGGATTGTTATCAATAATTGCACTAAACGTTGCACCTGTATTAAATGGAACTGATTCTGAAACATAATAAGTTAATGGGTCAGTACAATCTTGAAGAACCTTAGACAATGAGCTTGTGAAAGAAGTCTCAATAGTTGTTGTTGTACTTGAGCCAGTAACACTAACACCCTTCACTAAGTTTGTTGGTGTTGGTGTTGGAGTAGGTGTTTCTAATGGGTAATCATAAGTACTTGCTGAAAAACTAACTGCCTTACCGTAACATATTGGAGTTGGTGTTGGAGTTGGGGTTGGTGTACTTGTTGATGTGACTGTTGGTGTTGGGGTGGGTGTGGCTCCTGATGTTATATTACAATCAAAAGAAGCTGTAAAATCAAATGTGTTACATGCATCAGTACTTGATGGTGTTGGTGTTGGGCAAACATTGTTAAACCATGTTTCATCTAAATCAGGACATTTTGAATATGTCTTAGTTGGTCCAAACAATACTGCAGTACCTCCACTAGTTTCGGATAATACCCATCTTGAATTAGTAATATCAAAATAAATAAATGATGGTGTCGTTGCGTCAGGCGCATAAAATATATCATATCCGTTATATCCACCATAGTTGTAATATGTACCATCGTATTGTGAATACCCTGTTAACTTTGTGAAAACACAAAATGATTGATAAACACAACCAGATAATGGAGTTGTACTTGGAGTAATTGTTGGTGTTACACTAACTGAAGGTGTTGTGGTTGGTGAAACTTGTAGAGTTGGTCTTGGTGTCTTTGTTATTGTTGGTGATGGTGTTATTGTTGGTGTTATACTTGGAGTTGGTGTGGGTGTTGGAGTATTACTTGATGTTGGAGTTAATGTTGGTGTTACTGAAGGTGATGGAGTTACAGTTCTTGTTGGAGTATTAGTTGGTGTTAATGATGGTGTAGAAGTATTTGTTGGTGTATTAGTAACTGTTGGAGTGTTGGTTGGTGTTTTAGTTACCGTTGGGGTTACAGTAGGTGTATTAGTTGGTGTTTTAGTTACCGTTGGGGTATTTGTTATCGTTGGTGTCGGTGTACTAGATGGTGTTACAGTTTGAGTGGTAGTTACCGTTGGTGTAGGGGTTGCAGTTCTTGTTGGTGTCGGTGAAGGTGCGGGAGTTGAAGTTGGAGTTGGTGTTGGACCCGGAACACAAGGATAAACTAATTTACATGCTGTACAACTTGAATAAGATGTCGTATTAGATGAAAACAAAATATATTCTGTTGCTCCTCTATTAAAACCTGAAGTTAAAAATTCTGAGCATCCTGTATATTGGTCCGTCTCTAAATAATAAGAGTAACCTGCGGTAAATGCCGATAACGGTAAAGAAGATTCTACCTGAAATGTTGTACCGCTACAACACCCCGAAAAACTATACCATTCTATTATTCCCAATTTGTTAAGTTGTTGTGCATCCTGTTATTATACACCCATCGCCGTCAACTATCTTAACACAATACGCCGTTTGGTCCTGTATTGCTCTTGGTAAATCAAAGGTGTAGGGTAAGTCGCCAGTTGCGATTTCATTTATATAATAGTATTGAGTAACGTCTCCTGAAAATGAGACATACACCTGAAAAGGTGTTGTACCTGTAATGTCGTAAATGTAACCTGAACTTGGCATATGAATATAAATATAAAAGGTAAGAAAAGTTTGTGTAGTTTGATTTAAATAAGTTTTTTATTATATTTTATGGGTATGGATGAAAATGAAGTTTTGGTTGACATGTTAAGAGACTTGTTCGGTAAGGACAAACACTATTATGCATCAAAAGGACAAATATCATTTAATTGTCCTTATTGTGATGATGGTAAAAATAAAGGTAACTTAGAGGTTAATATTAACGAACACGTTTATAAATGTTGGGCTTGTTCTGAAACAAACGGAACTCACGGAGTATTGGGTAAATTAGTTGATATTTTTGGGACAAAAAGACAAAAGAAAATTTACGACGTATTCAAACCTGAAGAATATAAAACAAGGGAGAAAGAAAGACCGAAGTTAAAACTACCTAAAGAATTCATTTCTTTCAAAGACGTAAACCCATTACACATCCCACATAAGGAGGCGTTAAAGTATATTAAATCTCGTGGTATCACCGACCAAATGGTTGAAAAGTATAATATCGGATTTGCATGTGAGGGGGAATACATGGGAAGAATAATTGTCCCATCATACGGGATGGATGACGAGATGAATTATTTTGTCTCAAGGGCTTGGTTTAAAACGAAAAACAAATACAAAAATCCGGAGTTCCCAAAAGAGACTATCATCTTCAATGAAAAGTTAATTGATTGGGAAAAACCGATTTATATATGTGAAGGTGTTTTTGACGGATTCTTTACACCAAACCCAGTTATACTTTTAGGGAAAGTGCTTCATGATTTATTGTTTGATGCGATATATAATAAGGCTAAGTCAGATGTTATAATATGTTTGGACGAAGATGCTTGGAACAACGCAAAAAAATTATACAACACTCTTAATGGAGGTAAGTTAAGAGGGAGAGTTAAAATTATAAAATTACCGAAAGACAAAGATGTTGCCGAACTAAGGGGTAACATTGAAGATTATTTTTATCAAATGAATTATTAAGAAATGGATTTAAAAAAAATTGCTGAAGAGATTAGAGAAATCTTGGATGAGAAAAGAAAAGACTTGGAGTTGACCTTTATTGAGGACACCCACACTTATTATATGAAAGATACTGATGGTGAAGTTAAGAACACATTCCCCTCGGTTTCAAAAGTATTAAAGAAGTTTTACCCTGAGTTCCCAACAGACGAAGCGGCTGAAAAGAAATCAAAAGGAGACCCAATTGTTAAACAACAATTGATTGAGGAATGGGCTGCGGCTGGTGACTACTCAACCAATATGGGAAGTAGGGTTCATTACATTTTGGAAAAAAAACTTATTGAAAAGTATGGGGATTATAAGGAAGTAAGACAGCCGATATTTGATTGTGATTTTACTCAAATATTAAAAAGTGATAGTATGGTTAGTGCAGGTAACAAATATCTTAAATTAATGGAGAGTAGAGATGTTGTATTACTTGATACTGAAATGGTGCTAGGTCATCCAGACTTAAAGTACACGGGGCAGCCGGACAAAATTTGGTTAGTGGTTAACAAGAAGGGTGATGAGTTCGGATTATTAATAACCGATTGGAAAACGAATAAGCCTAAAAACTTTCAATCAAATAACTTTACCAAACCGATGTATAAACCTTTTGAAAAGTATCCAAATACTGCATTAGGTCACTACTACGTTCAATTACCTTTATATGGTAAGTTACTTTTACATATGTTGAAAGGAACCAAATACGAAAACATTAGATTATATGGTTGTATTGTCGTATTATTGCGTGAGGATTCAGAATATGAAGAGTATCGTGTTCCGCAAGAAGTCATTGACACAGTCCTTAATATGAATATGGAGGATTATTTAAATTGACAATTCATTTGAAAAGTGATATATTTAAACCATGATAAAACTAACATTTAACACAACTGACAAAACAGCATTTGTTGATTTCGGAAATCAAATGACTGACAATTATCTAAATGTACCAACAGTACAAGTAAGAGAAGGGTACTATGAATTAATGCAAAAAGATGAAAACGGAAAGTCATTACCGATTCTTCGTCTACCCATAAACCACACAATTATGTTTATTGAAAACTAATATTATGAAAAGAACTGAAAAAATAATAATCGCTATTTTAACAGGATTGTGTCTCGGATTTTTAATCGGAGCGGCAACTTCCTGTGTATCAAAACATCCAAAATGTGCGGCATACGATAACGTCCAAACAATAAAACAATGAGAAAACTATTAACCTTCTTATTAGTATTTCTAACTATCGGAATGTTCGGACAAATGTCATCCGAGGTAAAAACTCCTGAATTATATGTTGAACCACAATCAATCCAATCGGTAAAAGACGTATGGGTTTCTGACAAGGACGATAATCGTAAAGTTGGATTAACAATGGTGATTGGTGGTCTTGCAGTTGTTGGATTGGACCTTTATGAAGGTAAAGAAGCTTGGAAAAGACCGACAAGTAATGGATGGGTTTATAGACCCTTTATTACTCAATCAACAAGACCAATAATGATGTTAACGGGAGTTGCGTTGACAGGAACTGGATTAGGGATAATGTTATATAATAGATAATATGGATAATAAAATTAATTTAAAAGAAATGCCCACAGTAACATGTGAGTCATGTGGGTTTGACCAGTTTAAAGAGGTGACTTTCATTAAGAGGGTTCCTAAAGAATTAACAGGAACTGACAGAGATACCGATGTCCCATTTCCAACATACGCTTGTATAAAATGCGGACATATCAATGACGATTTTAACCCCTTTTTTGAAGGTAACCCAGATTTAGAACTATGATAAAAAAAATAATACATTTCAGTGACTTACATGTTCGTTTATTTAAAGACCACGATTTATATAGAGAAATTCTCAAAGATGCCTTTAAACAGTGGGGAGATATTGCTCCTGACCGTATTGTCTTTACTGGAGATTTAGTTCATTCTAAAAACCAAATGACACCTGAACTTGTTGAGTTCATCGCATGGGTTTTGACTGAGTGTTCCAAAATTGCAAAGACAATCTTAATTCCTGGAAACCACGATTTCCTTGAAAATAATATGGAACGATTAGATGCTCTAACACCCGTTGTGGATTCACTTAAAAATGAGATGGTAACTTACTATAAGAATAGAGGTGTGTATACCGATGAAAACATTGATTGGTGTGTATATTCACTTATGGACCATAATATTCCGCCTGATATTGAAAAGTCAGACCGAGTTAAGATTGGACTATTCCACGGGCCGGTACAAGGACTTACAACCAATTTAGGTTTTAAGTTTGAAGATGGATTTGAAGCATCAAAGTTTGATGGGTGTGATTTGGTATTTTGTGGTGATATTCATAAGAGACAAATTTTTGATATTCCTGGTGGTAAAAAAGCTTATATGATTGGCTCAACTATTTGTCAAAATTATGGTGAAACAATTACCAAACATGGATATGGAATCTATGATGTTGAGAAAGATGAATATACTGTTGTTGATTTACATAACCCAAAACCATTCGTGGCATTTAGAATAAACTCATACGAAGATATTGAAAATGGAGCAGAAAAACTCTTTAACTATTGAGCTCAGTAGACTAGACTCTGAAGATATTAATCTATTCTGTAAAACAAATGAAATTACGGACGTAAACGGATTTGTTAACCTATGTCTTAGAAAGGGATACTACATTGAAAAATATGGGTTATTAAATCAAGGTACTTTACCCGATGTGATTGAAAGGGAATTTGAGCGAGAGGTAAAAGTGGAAGATACCTCAAAGATTGAAGAATTACAGAATGAAATTTACATTTTAAAAGGTAAATTAGAAGACCAAAAAGAAGTTGAGTGTGGAAAACTCCAAGACACACTGATGGAATTAAACAGACAACTTGGAGATAAAAACGAAACGATAAAAGAATTAAGAAATAAGGTTAACGACCTTGAAAATCTAACAAAAACTTCTTATGCTTTTTATCTAAAAAATTCAAACTTAAAAGATAGATTATGATTACAACATTATTAGCTTGGTGTATTTTGAGCTATGGGCTCATGAATATTATGGTTTACGGAACCATTTTTAAAGGATTACGAAATGGTATTAGTGAAATTGGTGATTCAGGGATTCCATTAGTGTCGGGTGTATTTAACTTCATCTCAGGAATTTTAGGATGTCCTATGTGTTTTAGTACTTGGGGAGGATTTTTCTTAGGATTCTTTATCTACTCACCATCTCATGAATTATTCCAAACTCACGAGTATATTTCATGGTTCTTTGATGGTATTATGTCATCAGGAGCGGTATGGGCGATTAATTCATACATTGAGTGGTATGAGCAAAACAGACCATCTAAAAACGATTAATTTTAAAAACAAATAATATATGCCAAAGTCAAGACAAAGAAAGGACCACAAAAAGAAGTCCGAAGCCAGAACTCGTAAAAATGCATCACTTCGTCGTAAATACGAAAAGGAAATGCAAAATATGATGATGGAACAAATTGAAAAAATGAGACAAGCTCAATCAGGGGCTACCGAAAATGGACCTGTTCAGCAAACCGCTTAATTTAGAGAGAGTAAAGATGATTAAAGATTTGGATTTTGATAAGTTAGAGAATCCATACGTTCAAGTCGTATGGGAGGATGCTCCTGAAAATTTTACACAGGAAAAGTTAAAGAATGTGAAACATTACTTCCAAAAGAAGTATAACACAACCAGTGTAAACGTTATTACCAAACTCAAAAAGAGTGAGGAAGTTCAGGACAATGTGGATGTTTCTATCAATATTATGGATGAAAACTATCAACATGAACTTATCAAATCCATTCTTGAATCTAAAAATCAATCCGCTTTTTATGAAGACGTATTGAAAATTGATTCGGCAGTTAACAACAAAATGATTGCCGAACAAGAAGAAGTTGGAACGTTCAAGAAGTGGTTCATTAAAGAGATTGAGTTCTCAAACTTCCTATCTTATGGGGATAATCAAAAACTTAATTTTCAATCACTTGGAGGTATTACAGTAATTGAATCTGACCCACCAAACTTCGGAGGTAAGACAGTATTGTCAGTTGACTTATTGTTGTTCTTATTCTTCAATACGACAACAAAAACGACCAAAGCTGAAGAAATCTTTAACCGTTATTCAGGTAAAGATAAGGTATCGGTTAAAGGTGAGATTATTATTGATGGGGAAGATTACATCATTGTTCGTGAACTTGAACGTAAAAAGTCAAAGGCTGGTGAGTGGAATGTTAAAACTGAATTGGATTTCTTTAAGAAATACCCTGATGGTTCCTTGGTTAAATTCACTGGTGAACAGAGAAGAGAAACTGAAAAGTTTATTAAAACTTCCATAGGTAGTTATGATGACTTTTTGATGACAATCTTAACGACAGGAACAAACTTGGAGGACTTGTTGGAGGCAAAACCAACTGCGAGAGGACAAGTGTTGTCACGATTCTTGGGATTAGATTTCCTTAAAAGAAAAGAAGAGACCGGTAAAGAGATTTACTCTGAGTTCTCAAGGGGAATGATTTCAAACATCTATAATACTGAGAGTTTAAAAACTCAAAATGAAGAACTTGAAATGTCAATTAAGACATTTGAGGAAAACATTAAAGATGGGGAATCAAAGGTTTTAGACGTTCAGGGTAGATTACAAAAGGGTCAGGAATATCGTGACAATTTGTTAAAACAAAAAGTTACTGTAGAGAAAGAGTTAACTCTTTTGAATCCTGACCAAACCAAAAAAGAAATTGATGGGTTTGAATCTCAAATTAAACAAAACGTTTCATTACGTGATGGTGTTAAGATTGTTGAACCTTCAGAGTTCTACAAAGAGAACGAACACGACAAGGTTAAAGAAGAATACCAAAGGGCGTATAAGGAAAAGGTTGAGATTGATACAAACATCAATGGGATTAACAAACTAAAGAGTTCTGTTAGTGGAGGAATCAAATGCGAACACTGTGGGATTGAATTAATGAACGCAGCAATCACCCAATCTCGTATTGCGGAACTTGATGGATATATCGGGCGTAAAACCGAGATTGAGGGGTTAATGCAGGAATTATCCGACAAAGAACAGGGATTTGTTAAGTTGAAAAAGGACTTTGATGAGTATGAGAGGAACAAACTTGTATTTGAAAAATACCAAGCGACGATTGAAAACCTACAAACAAAGAAAGAAACTTTGGAAGGGAAACTTGGAAGATATGAGGAGATGCAAGATGTTATTAAATCTAACGAACAGATTGAATCTCAAATCATTAAAGCCAATTTAAGATTGGATGAGTTGAAGAGAGAGGAAGAACAGATTAAGAGAACCATTGCAAACTCTGAATTCCAAATCAAACAAAACCGAGAAAAGATTGAAGGTAACTTAAAGACCATCACAAAGATTGCTGAGGAACAAGAGAAGGAGATTAAGTATAAATTATACTTGGAATTGTTTGGTAAGAATGGAATTGCGAAACGTATTATGAAGAGTATGATGCCACTCATCAACTCTGAACTACAACGATTACTTCAAGATTCATGTTACTTCAGATTGGAAATCCGTATCAGTGAAAAGAACGAAGTTGAGTTTTGGATGATTGATAATAATACCCAAGTTGAAAAACTAATGACAACAGGTTCGGGATATGAAAAGACAATTGCGTCACTTGCTTTAAGAGCGGTCCTTGCTAAAGTTTGTTCGTTACCAAAACCAAACATCACAGTATTTGACGAGGTATTCGGAAAGATTTCAAATGATAACTTGGAAATGGTATATGAGTTCTTTATTAAGATTAAAGAATACTTTGAAAACATTTTGGTTATCACTCACAATCCAATGATATCCAATTGGGCAGACAATGTAATTAAAATTACAAAAACGGACAACATATCAAAAGTTAGTCAATAAAAAGAATACGGAGAAATCCGTATTTTTTTTTGGATTTAACCCTAAACATATTGTATATTTGTAGAAATAAAATTATGGATTACTTATTATTTGCTTTCGGGGATTACACTAAGACTGACCCCCATATTAATTTAATTGTGGATTTTGTATCACAAATCTCAAGTAAAGAAGTCACATATCAATACGGAGACTCAGGAATTATTGTTAGTTTCTCAACAGTTAAGACAGTTGATGAAATCACAGATTATCTTGAGATTAATTTGACTAAATTAACTGCAATGTTCTTCGTATTTCCGGTAACCGATGACACCATAATGTCAATGGATACTGAAATTTACTCTCACTTATTTAGTAAAACTGACAATTTGTCAGAAACCCCGACACAAAAATATGTGTCAGATATGACGGATATCCCGTCGTTTGACAGAATAATGGATACAAAACCATTGGATGAGTTATTTAATATCTTATTTAAGCCGGTTGAAGTGAAAAAGGTATTAACTTTGGACGAGATATTGGATAAGATAATTGATAAAGGAATTAATAATTTAACACAAACAGAAAAAGAACAACTAGATGAGTACTCAAAAAAGTAAGAAAATGGTGGACAAGAGCGTGGTTATTCCAATTAACCAAGATGAGATTTCGCATTATTTGAAGGACATTAGAAAGATTAAGGTAATGACACCCGAGAGGGAAAGGGAGTTATCTTTAAGAATACAATCTCCAAATATTACTGAAAAAGAAAAACAACAAATCCAACAAGAATTACTTGAGGGTAATTTAAGATTCGTAATTACCGTGGCTAAGATGTATCAAAATCAGGGAGTTGACTTTTGTGACTTAATTGCTGAGGGTAATATTGGATTAATGAGAGCGATTCAAAACTTTGATTGGACCAAAAACCTAAGATTTATATCTTATGCGGTGTGGTGGATTAGACAATCAATTCTTCAGTCTTTAAACGAACACTCAAGAACCATTCGTATTCCTGTAAATGTTATACAGGACTTGTATAAAGAGAAAAAGAAGACTGAAAAGGACGGAAGTGAGATTGATAGTAGATTCGTTAACCTACCATCAACAATCAATCTTGAGCATCAAATCAACGAAGAGGGAGACACTCTAATTGATTTAATTGAGAATAAGGACTCAATGAGACCCGATGAGGTTTTCAACGGGGACCAACAACTTAAAGACGGGTTGTTTGACATTATGAATGTTTTGGATGAAAGAGAAAGACAAATCGTTGAGGACTATTACGGTATCTCGGGGACTCCAAGAACATTGGAAGATATTGGTTCGGATTTCAACCTAACCAAAGAAAGAGTTAGACAGATTAAGGAAAAAGCTTTACGTAAACTACGTAACGAGAGTTCAAGTTTGTTTGATTACATCTAATGAACTATTTATTGTTAAGTAATATTTTATAAATTAAAAAAAAAATAGTGTTATGAATACAGTACAAAAATATTTGCCTTACGCAACATTCGCTTTAATTTTGTTTATCTTTTTAAAGGGTTGTGGTACTGGCTCTCAGGTTAAAAGTACCGATAAGAAAATTGAAATACTAACACATAAGGTTGATTCTTTATCAAACATCGTGGTGACTCAAGAAGAGATGATTAATACTTTAGAGAACACCACTATGTGGCAGACATTGGTTATTGAGGAACTTTCTGATAAGGACCATATGCCAATAAACCATTACAGAAGTCAAACTAAATAATGAAAAGTTGGTTACAGAAAAACATTAAAAACATTATAATAACAGCCTTTGTAATTCCTATATTACTTGTTGCCTTTGTATCAATCTCTCACGTAACTTCATTCTACGGATTATCAAACCCTATTACATGGGCTGTTTATTTATCTATTGGTATTGAAATTGCCGCCTTGTCAGCCTTGGCGGCAGTTTCAGTTAATATGGGAAGATTTGTATATCTCCCATTTTTTGTTGTTACCCTAATTCAAATGATTGGTAACATATTTTTCTCTTTTACATATATTGATGAGACAGGTCAACCCTTCCAAGATTGGGTAGCAATGGTTGGTGGATTGTTTGAAGGTATGGGTGTTGAGAAGACCGATTTTAATACTCATAAAACAATCGTTGCGTTTTTATCAGGTGGATTATTACCGATAATTTCACTAACTTTTGCACACATGCTTGTTAAATTTTCAGAACAGTCTCCTGAAGAAAAGGAAGTATTGAGTGAAGATGAATTTAAAGAAATACTTAAAGAACGTAGAGAAAATTCCGAAACTGAAAAATGGACTCCGACTGATGAGCAACTTGAAATTTTAGAGAAAATATTGGTTGGAAAATATGAAGAACCTGAAAAAGAAAAAATAATTGAAGAACCAATTAATCCGACTAAAGAAGAACTTGACGAACTGGAAAAACTAATGAAAAAGATAGTTGAAGATAAAGTTACGGATGATGAATATGTTAAAGATGAAACCATAGAATATTATAGTAATTTAACTGAACCTATAACAGAGAAAGAAGAAGAGATTACTGAAACACCTCAAGAGACTGAGGTGGAAAAAAAAAATAATTCCGACGAACTTCACACCGAACAAGAAACCAGGAGGGATGAAGATTACAAGATTTTAAATTATTCTAATAGAAATGCTTAACATCAAAAAATATGGTAAGTTTAAAAAGTTTGATAAGAATAAGAAAAAAAAACAAATAATACTTTGCAACAGTTTTCGTCCTTATGAGGAGTATCTTGCTTCCTTAAAATACCGTAACAACGGCAAGTATGATAAGGTACCAAACTATTTTATAACTAGAGATGGGGATATATTAAGTCTAATCCCTGATGACTCATATTCAAATTTTTTTTACGACAATGACATTAATAAGAATTCAATAATTATATGTCTTGAAAATTTAGGATGGTTGAATAAAAAACCTTTAGATATTCACCACACTAACTGGATAGGTGATATTTATAATACAGAAGTTTATACTAAAAAGTGGAGAGAGAAGGTGTACTGGGCAAAGTATACTGAAAAACAGATTGAAAGTTTAGTTGAGATTTCAAAAAAATTATTAGTAAAGTTCTCAATTGATAACAAGTTTATTGGGCACAATACTAAAGTAGAAGGTATTAAATTGTATAATGGAATTGTATGTAGGAGTAATTTCAATGAGAGATATACCGATTTAAATCCTTCATTTGAATTTGAAAAATTTAAACAATATATAGAAAATGAAAGATAACCAAGATATTAAGGACCAACTAAGGAAAATTAAGAATTTAATTAATGAAAGTAATCCTGTTGTTAAATCACATGTAAATGAGATTAAAAAGAGATATTCAATTAACGAACAAATTGAAACCCCTTCAAATATAGGTAAACGATATAATGTACCAACATCTGTTGAAGATGACATTGAGGATGATACTGAGAAGAAAAATGAGGTGGAACAAGGTTATAGAATTTCTGGTGGGGTATTAGTTATACACGGGGATACTAAAAAAGATATAGAATTAACTACTGATGATAAAATCGCTTTCCAAGAAACAATGGACGAGTTTGTTAACGAAGTATCGGACTTGGTTAATTTTGAGCAATTAAACGTTTATAAAAATAACGTGGATTGGTCTGGTAAAATTGTTGATTTTGACATGGATTTTTATTTCACTATTGGTGAAAATAATGGAATATATGTGTCAGGGGAAATGATGAAATTAGATGAGAATTTGTTAAATACTGTAAATAAGTTACAAACTTTTTATGAAAAGTTCAAATCTAAGTGGGCTAAAGTTTTAGCGGTCAGAAAGAAAACTAAACCAACTGAAGAATAATTTTATGGCATTTAATCAAAGTGAAACCAAAGAGATTGAAAAAATCGCCAGAGAAGAGGTGAGAAAATTCATGTCATCCAACACTGTAAAACAGTTTGAGGATAAGTTATTAGATATGGTTGCGAAAGAAATTAAGAATGGTAAGATGGAGAAGGATGTTAAAGAAATTGTAACTAAAGTTTTCAGTGAGTTTTATAAATTTATGTGGCAACAAAGAAATTATTGGGAGCCTCGTTTAAAAAATGCATAATATGGATATTGGAAAAGACTTAATTAGTAAACTAATTTCATCATACAACTCTGTGGGTGCTGGAGGTACTGAAAGTGCTAATGAAATTAACAAAATTAAAGACTCAGTAAATAAAACAGAAGTTTCTGAAAAGTGGTCGGAAAAATATAAAAAGAGTATTGATTGTAATAACCCAAAAGGTTTTAGTCAAAGAGCTCATTGTCAAGGAAAGAAGAAAAAGTTAAAGGAAAGTTTAACAGAATCTGAAAGGACAACTATGGCGAAATTAAGAGATATTGCTAAGAAACATGCTTGTAAAGATACCAAAAACTGTACTGCAAAAGATAAAATTGAAAGTGTTTATCAGGAGTTAAAAAAACAATATCAAATGGGGGTTAAAGTGGAGAAAGAACATAAATCCGCCGACCCAAAATTAATAGCATTAGACCACTTATCTGAGGACCCAAAGTATTATACTAAGTTAAAGAAGATGGAGTCAAATGAATCTACAGGTTCAGGTTCAAGTGGGTCTTTCTCAGGACCAATTGCATTTGCGGATAGTCAATTTCTTAGAAACAGTTTAAAAGAAAAACCAAAAAAAGTTGAAGCTAAGGAGGCAACTGGTTCTGGTTCTTCAGGTTCATATGAAGGTCCGGCATTTGGGGCAAAATCAATGAGTCCAAAGGATTGGAGAGGAGCCGCAAAACCACAAATACCTGGAGGTAAGTTCGTAACCGTTAAAAAGAAATGTAAAACATTCCCTTATTGTAATCAGGGAGACATTAATGCTTTGAATTTAACTGAGAGTAAATTATTTGAAGACATAACTAATAGAATCTCAATGAAATATGATGTTGATGTTGATATGATTAAAAAAATAATAATTAATGATATTAATAAAAGACAAGATTAATAGTATTTATTATAAACTGATATCATGAAAAATAGTAAAGAACTTTTCAATAGAATTTTAAATGAGTCAATTCAAAGTAAAGCTGATGAGTTGACTGAAAAAATTATGCAAAAAGTTGAAACTAATGAAGATATTGACACTTTTGAATTAGAAGTTGGGCAAGAGTATGACTATAAAAAATCTGACGACTATAAATCTAAAAGAGTTGTTTATAAAGGTAAAGTACCTCATGGCGGTAAGTTTGAAAATAATGACGGTGAAAAAATAATTTTAAGTAATAAATTGATTAATAAAATGATAAGAAAAATTAATGAAACCCAATTAGAAAAAGAAATTGGTGAAGGTAATAAGTTTACAGGTGAATTGGCAAAGGCTAAAAAGGCTGGTAAAACATCATTTGAGGTTGATGGAAAAACCTATAAAGTTGAAGCTAATGAAGATTTAGGAGGTATGGAAGATTCACATCCGGCTTTCGGTGGAATGAATCTAATGAACCCATCAGATGAAGATAAAGAAACTTTAGAAAAATACCTTAGAAGATACATAAAGAGAGACTATAGTGTTGAAGACGAAGATGATTTTGGTTTTGAAACACTTGAGGAGTCAGTAACTTATAGAGTTGCAATATCTGAAAATCATACTGTTGATTTAACTGAGAATGAGTTAGTTGATATGATTGAGTCAATAGTTACTGAAGAACAGATAACAAACAATGTTAAGGGTGGTAAAGCTAAAGGGTTAGTTGCTTATGACAAAGTGCACAAACAAGATTCACAAGTTAACTCTAACGCTTTGAAAGACGTTGAAAAGAAAATGAAAGAGTATGTTAAGGCAGGTTCAAAAGGAAATTTTGAAATGAATCCTAAACACTTCCCAAAAGGAAATGGTGAATTAGGAGAGATGTCTAAAAAGGCTTATAGAGCATCAGACGCTGTTGAAGAATATATTGAAAACTTCGCTTATTCTCCTGGCATGGAAAATTTAAAATATGATGAGATTGAACCAAATGATGAATGGTTGTCAATGAATATTGAAGGTTCTGAAAAGACTGGTAACTCAGGTAAATATGCAAATGCTGTTGAGACTGACTTAGGTAAGAAAATCAATAAGAAAAGAAAAGAAAACCTATATCAGAAAGAAGTTGATAGAAGTTATAAGAGAGTGAAACAACCTGTAGATACTGCAGGGGAAGATAAGAAAGAAGGTAAATTAGATAAAATGTTTTCAAAGTTAGGCGAATCTGAAAATGAAAAAACAAATCTAATTAATGAGGAAATGAGTAAAATGAAAAATTTAATTACTTATCGCCAAAAAACTCAATAATAGTTACAATTACTGATTATTAATTATTATTCTCCATAGTTCCCTATGGAGAATTTTTTTTCATATATATCTAAGCCGGTTAATTCGGACGAATTTGAGTTTTGGGTAGACTCAAACAATATTTGTTTTATTAAATTAGAACTATATAAGGATTTCATGATTTCGTTATTAAACTTAATATATGAAACTTATTTAGGTGAAGAAGAAGGTAATGAAACTAATATACGACTAACTGAAGAAGATAATTTAAAACACTTTGAATGGTGTTGGAAAAAAACACTTGAAAGTTTTAGAAAGGAGAAGATAATTTTTGAACCTGATGGGGACCACTATGACTTCATTAAAGGTTTTCTATATGAAACATTTTACTTACAAAAATCTAAAGAAATTAAAATGTCGTTGATTAAATTTTTTGAAGAGGTATTCAATATTGAAACCATGTTTACAAAATCGGATTTGGATTTGTTAACCACCCTATACAAAACTTTGGAAAAAAACATGAAAGTAAATTTACAATAAAAGATAAATGACTATCTTGATATTGAAATAAACATTTATTATATTTTAGTAACATGGAAACAGTAGAAAAAATCAAGGAATTAACTGAATCACTTTCAATTGATGCTGGTAAGTTTTACAATGGAAACAAAAGTGCGGGAACACGTGCTAGAAAAACTGCTCAGGAATTGAAATCATTACTACAGCAATTCAGAGGTGAAATTCTAGATTCAAGAAAACAAGATGCTTAATACAACTACTATATTTATATTTTTATTTGTATTGAGTATTCTATATAATACTAGAATTTTATTCATCTTTATAAGAGCCCTACTACAGACACCTCCTCAACACATGAGGTTAAGTAGTGGGGAACTTTTATTACTACTATTATCCATTTCATATATAATAACATTTATAATACAGAATTAATGAGTATATACAAAGAACTTTCCCCCTTAATTAACTATATTGATAGTATTCGCAGATTGGAAAATTATATTGTATTTGATATAAAATTCCCTACATCATGGAAAGTGTTGAAAAAATATATTGTTGAAGATAAGTTTGTTAACAATGGTATTTTTGACGAACAACTATCTTTATCCTTTGTTTCGGACTTTAATGAAAACGAGATATCAACAACGCAAAAAAATATATTGGGGATTATTAATTATAATTTAGAGAGAGAGGCTAAAGAGAGATTGTTGGAGTCTAAAATTAATGAATTAAAAACAATTTTTGATAAGGAAAGTTTAGATAACTTGAAAGTTTTAAAGTTTAATATTAACGGAGAAAAATCAACAAAATTAGAAAATGTCAAAAATAACGAGCCAGCAAAAACAACTGGATTATCTGATATCATCGCAGAAGAGGGACAAGATTGATTTAGAGAATGAAAAATCAAAATTCCTGAAAGAAATTAAAAGCGTTAAAAAGGAAGATTTATTTCCTGTTGCAAAAAAACTAACACTATGGCAGAGAATAAAGAAGGTACTGAATTTCTAACGAAATTAGCGATGATTGCCGATGCGGGGCAAGAATTGGTTAAAGGTAAAATGACAATCGTATTCCAAGTGGAGAATCCCGACTTTTCTGAAATATATATGATGGTTGAAGAAAAACCTGACTATACTAAGGAAGAATTTAAAATTGAGATTTCAGGGTCCGATTTTATTTTTATGTTGGATAAGTAGTGTAACTGGTGTATAGGAATTTCTTATTATATCCACGTTCAACTAACATATTATAAAGGTATTTTCTTTGAGGGGATGAAACATCCTTAACTACTATTAATTTTGTTCCTAATTTTATCTCTTGGAATAAATTCATCAGTCTGTCAGAATCACTTTCATTTTTCAAACTAAATAATTTAAAGTTATCGTCATCCTGTAATATGAATTTATTTTTTAGTTTTGAAACCATATATACCTTATCCTTTTTTAAATACGAGGATTCAAACTCAGATAAAGTAATCCTTTTATTTTCTTGAACGTCAAAAATATCCTCTTCAAAATTGTAAGGGGAAATTCTATAGATGTAGTTTAAATCGTCAATTTTGGAATCAATGGTTTTGTTTCTACCATATTCATCTGTGTAGTAAATTTTATCTTCAATAAATTTATCAGTAATTATTGCAATATTAAATTTACACTCATATCCTGACTCATATTTTTTTGCGAAAATTATATCATTTGATTTTTTAATTAACTTATTATAATAATCAACTGCCAAATTTTCTCTAACGAAGGATTTAAGTTTTTTCTTTTTTTTATTATTCTTAAAAACGATAATATGAAACATATTTTAAATTTAATAAACTTTTGTAAATAAAAAAGAGTTGGAAAATTACTACGAAATTTTAGGTGTTAATCAAACCGCATCCCAAGAAGAAATTAAAAAGGCTTACAGAAAAAAGGCGGTAGAACATCACCCTGATAAAGGTGGGGATGAAACAATCTTTAAAAAGATATCAGAAGCTTATGAAACAATTGGGGACGAAACTAAACGCGCTCAATATGACAATCAAAGAAATAATCCTTTTGGTAATTTCGCAGGAGGAGACCCATTTGATGCATTCAGTAGTTTCTTCAGTAATATGGGTAATCAACAAAGACAAAGAAGAGCTCCTGATAAAATAATTAATATATCTGTTGGAGTTGTTGATTCATTCACCGAGAAACAAATGAATATCAATTTCTCAAGGAAAACTGCTTGTAATCCTTGTAATGGGCAGGGAGGAGAAAGATTAACATGTAATACGTGTAATGGGCAAGGAAGTATTACCCAAAGAGTTGGAAATTCATTTTTTGCAAATATTGTGAGAACAACATGTAATAGCTGTCAAGGTAGAGGTTTTACATTTAAAACAACTTGTCATGTTTGTCACGGAGATGGTAGAAATGATGAATTTAAAACAATTGACTTTAAATTACCTCACGGTATTACTGACGGACAATTTATCAGAGCTCAAGGTATGGGTGATTATCACGATGGTATATTTGGCGATGCTATACTAAAGATTAATATTGTCCCTCAAAATGGATTTGAAAAATCCGACAACGACTTAATATATAACTATGAAATGAAGATTGATGAGTTTAATAATGAATCAATCAACGTTCCACATCCTAAAGGGGATTTAAGTCTTAAATTACCTGAAGTTATAGATACAACAAAACCCCTAAGAGTTAGGGGTTATGGGTTTAACAGTGCTGATTTTTACGTTAAGTTGTTTGTAAAACACAAACGAGGTTAATTACTTTCGTCTTTACAATAGTACATCCAAGAGTAGTCGTTATACTCAATGGCGATGAAAATGGAAGGACTATTAGCAATTGGACCCATATAAAAATTACAATTAGTTCCATTTGAATCTAACATTCTATACTGAACTCCGTCTTCAGTTTCAGATAGTTTGGAAACTACTCGGTATTGTTGAATCGTGTTACTATAAATCGTAACTTTGGTTTGTTCTAGCTTAATTAGAATATTACAATCGTTAGGTGTTCCATTCCAAACAATTTCATTGGTTGAAAAATCTCTTTTACCTAAAGTGAATTGATGAGCTCTTGCAAAGGCAATGTCTTGTGAGAAGGTTAGTAAAGTTGAGATTACTAAAAGAGTTGATAAGATAAATTTTTTCATTTGTTTTTATTTTTCACAAATGTAAGAATAATATTTGGAATTACCAACAAGAAATTATACAAAGTCCGTTTCCTCCTCTTCCACCAGTTCCTCCAACACCACCGGTACCACTTGTTCCTGCTCCTCCTCCTCCACCACCACTACCGATATTTCCGTTACCTCCAAATCCACCTGTAGTTGTTGAGTTAGAAGCGCCACCTGAACCACCTACTGACGCGAATGGGGCTAATAGAAAAATTCCTGTATTTCCTGAAACTATTGCAGTTGTTCCACCTGGATTAGTTGGGACGAAACCCGCACCTGTGATATTACCTCCTGCTTGTGCAGTACCAGGTGCCGCGGCGTTGATACCCGCTCCTCCACCTCCACCACACACAGGAACACCCGCAGTTGCACCATATACTAAAGCGGTTGGAGCACCTGTTGCGTTACCCGCACCTGCAGTCTGACCTGCGGTTGATGTGAATGTTCCTAAAGTTGAGTAAACACTTGAAGTTTGAGTTGTTGCTGCTCCACCCGCACCCGCAGTGACACCTGCACCTCCTTGAGTCCCGCCATTCGCAACTACTACTCTTGTTGTTGCAACGCCATTACCTAATACGGGTAAATCTACTATTGTTGTACCACCCGCAGTTCCCGCAGCGCCTGCCGCACCACCATTACCTCCAGCACCTACTGTGACTATTAATGTGTTAGGTATAAAAATTGCGGGAATTAATAACCTTGTCATTGCTCCTGAACCTCCACCTCCACCTCCGGCACCCGCGGCACCTGATGCTCTTGTTGCTCCACCGGCACCACCACCTCCAGCACCGATAGCAGTGATTTCAATCATAGTTATTCCGTTAGGTTTATTCCATTCACCTGAAGCATAAAACACTTGAGTTTTATATGATGAGTCAGGAAGATTAAATACGTAATCCATTTTATATTATATTTTTACCAATAATTTATTACTACAAGTCCATTACCACCACGACCACCTGTTCCACCAGTGGTTCCACCACCTCCTCCTCCACCACCACAACCAATATTACCATTACCACCAAATCCACCAACTAATCCATCACTTGATGCTCCACCTGAACCACCTGTTGATGCGAATGGGGTTAATAAATGAATACCTGTATTACCTGAAAAGGTTGGAGACACTCCACCTGGAATAGTCGGAACAAAACCTGCTCCGTTAATTGCACCTCCTGCAAATGTTGATTGTACTGAAGTATTAATTCCCGCACCACCCGCTCCACCTGTAACAGTCCCTGCGTAAGTATTTGAATTCCCCGCAGCACCTGTCTGAGCACCACCTGTTGCACCTGCTTGTCCTCCAATAGTTGAAAAAACACCTAATTTATCTAATACTTGAACTGCGGTGGTTGACCCCGCACCAGCACTTCCACCCGCCCCACCTGAAGCTGAGGTTCCTGCGTTTCCTCCATTGCCTCCATTACCTCTTAATAGTAATGCGGTTAAATCGGTTGGTGTTGGTACAGAAGGACCAGTTGACCTAATTGACTCTACATATGATGGGGTAGCGTTTGTTCCTGCGGTATTTGCGCCACCACCATTTCCTCCAGCCCCAATCACAACGTTTAATGCGTCGGGAAGGAATATTCTTTTAATTAATAATGTTGAGATTGCTCCTGAACCACCTCCTCCACCTCCTCCACGAGGGTTACCTGTTGCATTTGTAAATCCACCACCACCACCTCCACCGGGTCCAATACATACGATGTGTAACATTGTTGCACCTTGAGGTATTGTCCAAGTTGTGGACTGATAAAAAACTTGTGTTTTTAATTGGTTTGTTGGTAAATCAAATGAACCGTAACTCATTATGGAATACAGCTTGGTTTAGGAGGTTCAGGGTCAGTTACGTAGTAACCATATGGTGGTTCTAAATTTAAAGTGTTACAATCTAAATCCATTAGCCTAGCCAATGTTCCTGATGTCTCATCTATCTCCATATAACCTTCAGATACTGGAGAACCGTAAGTGAATAATATCTTTTGATAAATCATTAGTAATCTCCTCCTATAACCGTTGCGTCAATACCTCCAGCCGCTGCCGTACCTATTGTCACATAAATTACATAGTTGGCAGGTATTGCGAAGTTTAATGGTAATTCGTAGTTAACCGAAGCCGCCGTTTGAGATAGTGTATTTGTTGCAAGTGTTATCTCGTCCCATAATACATTATTTGCTGCGGTTGTAGTTGCTGAACCATTATTAATCCAAACCCTTGCAACTGTTGCCGAAGCGTTTGAACCTGTATGTCTAAATCTTATTTTTTGAACATAACTACCATTTGTTCCTCCTGTGAATACAGGGTAAACAGTACCTGTTGTTAAATCCGTAGTTGCGTTCGCTGTTGTAATTGTATTTCCCCATTCAATTTGAGGAGATAATGTAAAAATTGGTGTTGTATTTGCTGGCATTTTATATTATTTTATTATTTTTTATTTTTTTATATAAGATTAAAGTTATTTGCCGTAGTGTAAATAGCTCCGTAGTTAGTAGAACCTCCACCACCACCTCCTGATGCATTTATTGTAACTGCACCAATACCATTTGTTGGGGATATTGTCACGTTTGTTCCCGCAACTATTTGAGTAACAACATTACCTTGATAAGTCGTTGCTGATATTGTTGTTGACCTAACATTCGTTAGTCCTGTTAAAGTATCACTCCAATTTGCTTTACCGTCAGATGTTTTTGATACTAAAACATAACCTATTGCTTCTGAACCATCTTGTAATTGAATTGAGTAATTAGACCCTCCATTTAAAGCTGAGAAGAAACCACCTATATTTGTGGGACTTCCACCATCCTGAATGTCAGCTACCCCTTGAACACCTATATTAGTACCCGTATCCGCAACAGACGAACCATAAACCCCAACAGATGATGACGCCCCACCAAAAACTCCATAACCAGTTCCCACACCTTGTCCTTGTATTCCAGCAGATGTCCCATCCCCTCTAATACCATAGGATGATGCTGCTGCGGTGTAAACCCATAATTTAATCCCGGCAGTTGGTACCTGACCAACTGCGACACTTGTCCCATCATCTCTTATTTGACTATTAGTTAATGCAGTAGTACCAGTCCATTTTGGAATGAAATTACTAGTAGTTGTCCCCGAATTTATAACTGTACCTGAAAAAGGTAAATTTTGATATGTTGTTGCCGATATTGTATTTGCACTTAAACCACCTGTAAATCTAGTTGCACTTGGTATTGTACCACCTGTAAAAGATATACTTAAATTTGGATAAGTCCCACCTGTAGAAATACCTGTTCCACCTGATATTGTAATAGGTGTTATCCATCCATCCAATTTACCAAATGCGTCTGCGTATGGTATTGCACTTGCCGTAGGTGTTGCAGTACCCACAGGGTCTGAACCTCCACTCTTATGTCTTGCTGCGTGAGTTTCAATCGTCACACCATTGATAGTTCCTGCGTTGGTAATTGTATTACCACTCATATTTAAACTACCTGACATACTTCTACTACCATCAACCAACAAATATTGTTTGTGGTCATCAGCAGTTAAACCTAATAAGTTTGCGTGTAATGAAGATGCGTTAACTCCACCTGCTTTAAATCCAATTACTGGTCTTATGTCCTCAAATTCAATTATATTTGAAGCTCCTTGTTGGACGTATATTGAGGCAATTGATACAACCGCATCATCAAAGTACGTTGGAGGTGTTGGTAAGTCGGCATTCTCAGCTTCAACTAATGTTGTATACTGATTTTGACCTAATACTAAGAAGTATTTCTCATACGCCCCATCACCTAACACGTATAATGTGTGTTTTGTATACGCTGAAGTTGTAAGTCCTGATAGCGTTCCGTTATTGTCAAAGTTATTACCTTGAACAAATGTTGTTGCAGATGTGTTCCATCCACCGATACCATTTCTATAGTATTGCGTAAATGTTATACCTGAACCTCCTGATGGTAAGAATTGATTTTCAGAAAAGAAATAATCACCATTACTAACATTTATTCTAAATGCCGTAGCGTTTTGTGTTACTAATGAACCTGTAGCATAAACGGGACCAAGAGCGATTCTATTAAATGTTGAGAATAAGTTTGAGGTATGTTGGGCTTTTTGTGGTGATGGGTCAATGAACTCAATTGTTGATGCATTGGTAACCACTCTACCTAATATAATGTTTTCAGTATTATTAGGTATTGTATTGGATGCCGATAATATTGAACTACTATTAATATAGATGTAATTGTTTGTATTTGCTCCTAATAGTATTACTGAATTAGTCCAATCAATTCTTTGGAATATTTCACTTGATGGGTTTTGTAGATATCCATATCCACTAGATGTTTGAGCCGACAATCCACCAATAGAAGTGATAGTTCCACCCGTCATTGCTCCCATCGTACTTGCTTGGAAGATTAATGTTGAAGTGTCGGTATGAGTACCATCTTCAAATGTTATAGATATTTTTCTAGTAACGTCCAATTCACCATCATCGTGGTCCAAGAACTGCCAATAAACGCCGGGGGCATTATTTGTAATCTTTTGGTGAGATAAACTACCTTGAATTGTGCCTGTTGTAAATTGTTGGTCAATTCTCAAATCTTTTATTGTTGAATTAACGATACTGATACCATCAATATCAAAAGTACAACCACTACCTATATTTGGGTTACGTATACCGTAATCCCAACCATTAATGTTAATACTTGATATGTTTAAATCAGCACCGTCTTCAATTACTATACATGCTGAATCAGTCGCTGACTGACCAATATTATCACCAACGGTTACATTTATTGACGCATCAACACCTTGTGCGTAATATGCGATGGTTGGTAATCCTAACGCTCCTGTTGCAAAGTTATAATGGTTTTCTAAATTTGCCGAGGCACTTCCTCCCGCTGAAATTACAGAAACTCCATAATTGTAGTCACCATTTAAATCCACATATTCACCAAAAAATTGAGTATCTAAAGAACTTGACTGTACCGCAATATGAGTATCATTATCATACATAGAAATTTTATGTACAAGTGAAAAACCTCCAGTGTTTCTGCAAAAAATACCAACACCACCTGAACCCGTCATACCCGATATTGTCATAAACGACAATTCATTTGAATCCCCTAATATGAAAAGATAACCGGACTCAAACCCTGATTTAGGGATAATGACTGTTTGTAAAATATCACTACCAACAATACTGACGTAAGGGGTACTTGTTAAATCAATTTCTTCCTCTTCAAATTTACCTGGGCCAACACTAATAATATATCTATTTGTAGATGATGTGTTTCCTGAAGATATTAAATAACTAACTGCCTCTGTAATACCCGAAAAATCACCACCTTTCTTAGCAACGGTGATTTGTCTAGGGTCTTGGCTAACCTCATAAAGAGGGGCATCAGGGTTGATGATTGTCTTTAAGAAATTATCAGTTCCTTGAATCTTACCTGTTGCACCTGAGTGAGCGATGTTTACGTCAATTGTATTGTTCTCAAAGTTTAATGCGGTTGCATCAATACTTGGAGCCGCCCCAACTTGAGGTGCGTCAATACCAACGGACCATCTTTGGAAGTTAACTGCTGTCAATCTTAAAAATCCACCATTCTCAACATAGAAACCTGTTCCCGCAGCTGCTCCTACCGCTTTCGTTAATAGACATCCATTAACGACAAAACCACAACTTGCGGCATCTGCTTTGGCAAAAATAAGTCCTGTTGTTGTTGTAATTCCACCATTAGTAGAGGTTACGTTTCTTAACTGCATTCTACCAATACCACTACCACTATTGGTTGCGTAAAAACCTATTGTGAATGGATAACCACCATACTTAACGTTTGAACATTGCATGATGACATTTGCACCACCATAAGCTACAACTTTTGCGTGAGTGTAGTTTGCTCCAAATCTAACGTTCTCAACATATGAGATTGCACTTGATTGAGGAGTCGTTGAGGAAGAATAAACAATTGCAGATACTGATGTGCCGGTACAACCCTGTACCTGACAATCAAATAATGCCGATTGGTCACTTAAATTAATTAATGTCTGTGAACCATCATTTGCTTGGATAATTGTTGATACTGAACTTTCACCCACAACTGAAACCCAAGAAGGGATTGTGAATGGGTCTTCATAATAAACTCCACCTGCAACTTGTACACTATACGTATTTGCTGAAGTTGACGCTGTAATACTATCAACTGCGTCTTTAATACTATTAAAATCAACCCCCACACTTCCATCAAGACCAACAGTTACGGTGTTGTTTGCATTAATTAAACTTTTAATATTTCTTGATTCAATATTTCCGGTTGATGAATTTCTAACTAACACACTTGAATCTGTGGTGTTAGTTGTTGGTGTTGTTGATATGTTAAGAGTGTTTGCAGTTAAACCTCCGGTAAAGTTAGTTGGATTAGTTACAGTTCCACCCGTGAAGTTAACTCCGAAGTTAGGGTAAGTACCCGAAACTTGCATATTAGTTCCACCTGTGATTGTTACAGTTTGGTCAGGTGCGGTATTAGTTATTGTTGTAACTCCTGCAACTGTTGACGTGCTTATACCTGTTGAACCATTAATGGTATTAATGAAATTACTATTAAGATATACGTTACCTGATGCGTCTAAAACAAGAGCATTTATTTCAGTTGAGTTGGTTAAGTTATTGAATACAGGTGCGGAATTAAATGTTGTGACACCTGAAATATTTGTGTCACCTGTAACTGTTAAATCACCATTAATTGTTAAACCTGTTAATGTTCCACCACTGAATGTTGGTAAGTTTGTGTATGTAGTTGCGGATATCGTCGTTGCGGTTATTCCACCTGATACATTTAGATTTGCGTAAACATTGGAGTTGCCGCTGGTTATAAAACCATTTTTTATATTAAATTCGTTT